TTAGGATAAAAAACATATTTACCATCTTTATCTGTTGTAAAATAAATACCCTTGCCGCTATTAGGTTTATTAAAATTAGATAAAAATTTTGCACCAAAATGATAAACAATATCTTTTACTTTACTATTAGGAAATATACTATCTAAATATTGAGAATAAGCTTGTAACGCTTGTTGTTTTTGTTGTGGGGTTATTTGGTTACTTAACGGAGGTATAATTAATTCATCATTATTTTCTAACCATTTTTTTATATCATTATCTGTTTTTAAACCAGTTAATTTGTTACCTTTTTTATCTGTAACACCATCTATTTTTAAAGATTGTTTTACTATAATAGGATTATGTATCATAGTCCTATGAATAGGTAAATTAGGATATAACTCTCTAACTCTATTTAAAAGTAATTTAGAAATACCTTTACCTCTTAAATCTGATTTTACTTCTGTATATCTAATATACACACCAGTAGCATCAATTCTATCTATAAACATATAAGCATCATACTTATAGTTTCCTTTAGAATCTTTAAGGGGCATTGTGCCGTTTTCTTGGTACGCTACCGCAGTTTGTATTCCAGAACTACCATATAAATCATTTAATAAACCTCCATTAACTGTTCTAATTACATATCCTTTGTTTTTAGGAGCTATAAATTCTTTATTTAATTGTTTGTATTTGTCAAATTCATATAAATCATAATCAGATTGTATTTCACTTTTTGTTCTATTAATACCTTCTTGAGATTTCCATAAATCTAAAATACCTAAATCATCTTTTAGTATTTTATTATTTGCTTCAGTTAACTGTTTAAAAATTTCAGATTCTGCAACTTTATTAAATCCTAATCTATTACCTACTTTACCAGTAACTTTATCAAATTTTGCAGGTTTAAATCCTTCATCTACATTTTCTTCATCACCTTCTATTTCTTCTGTTACAAAACTATTAAGTTCTTTATCATATTTAAACTGACCATTAAAAGTATTTCTAATAATATTAGTTAGAAAATCATCTCCCCAATCTTTTCTCTTTCCTGACTTAAAATCTTCAATTAATTGAGGAATAGCATTTTTTCTCTTTTTAAAATTATCATTATATTCTTTTTTAGCTTTATTGTAAGCTTCTTTATCTACTATTACATCAAAAGTACCATCAGAATATTGGGTAATAATTTTATTATTAGTTTTTACTTGAGTTATTTGAGTTTTGTTATTACCAAACCCTAAAGATTCATATACTTGATTAGCTAATTCAGGATTATAATCAAATAGTTCTTCAACTCCTGATTTAACACTAGTAGATGGTTGAGTAGATACAATAGATCTTTTTACAGTTGGAGTAATTGTTGGACTAATCCTTTGTGGATTTGCATAGTCCATACCTGATAGATAATCTTTAAATCTGGTCTTGTTAAAATTCTCAACTGAGTTCTGTCTAATAAACTGATCATAAAAATTATCTAATACAGTAAACCCATGTGTATCTAATGCATCAGTAAATTTATCAACTTCATCTTCTACAATTGTTAAGAACTCTGAATTATCAACAATGTTTGTAAAGCTTAATTTAGTTTTATTCAAACCTGTCTGTAAGAATGCAAAAGTATTTAAGTACTTGAACATTTCACTAATTCTAGTATTCTCTTCTGGATCACTAACTTTAATTACTGTTGAATCAGCTAATCTTTTAAGATCATTACTGTAAAGATTTGATTTATCAGTATCAAAACTTTTCTCAGCTAATAAAATATTAAATGCAGTTTCACTTTTATCTGAATCAATTTTTAATCTACTTAATACTGGATAGTCTTTTGCTAATAAAGGATGGTTTTGTAATAACTTGGCCATTCTTACAGCAAATGAATTATCACTATCTTGGAATAAATGATAGAAATTATATGAATTATCTAGAGCTTTAACAGCTAATAGTTTTTCATAAGTATATCTTACAGATTTTTCATTAGATAAATCTGGAAACAACTCATATGTATTTTTTAATTCTTCTTGAAATTCTGCTGAATTAGAGTAAGTAGTTGTAAGTGGGTATACTGACCTCAAATATTCACGTTCTGAAACAAATTTTTGGTATTCATTAAAGTTTGTCTCCTCATTATTCATAAATGTAGCAGGATGTAATGGATACAATCCTCTTTCTTCATAACTATTCTCTACATCTGATCCTTGTATCCATGATTCATCAGCAAATTCTTTTTTAAGTTGCTTAATATCTATATACAAAGTACCATTTTTAACAAATGCACCTCTCTTAAGTTCTTTTGCTAATGAAGTAGGTATTTTAGTCTCCATATCTAAAGACATGAATCCTTCTTCCTCTTTATATTTTCTAACTGCATTTTGAAGTATGAAACTTACTATATCATTTCTAAAAACATTACTAAACATTTCAATGTTTTTACCAGGAAAAGTACTTTCAAGATCTCTTCTGATTTGATTTTTTCTAGCAATTAAATAATCACTAACAGCTTTATGATATCTTAATTTAAACAATGGTCTACTTACAGCTAGTGCTAAAGGACCGTTAAAGAAAGAACTAATTATTGAGTCATTTTTTAATGAATCTAAAACTTCTGTTGGTATTCTTGAATCATATTGTAATTCATCAATATTAGCTTCTGTTTGTTCTACATCAGAAAGTGTTGACTCAGTACTTGTATCTGGATTAAATGACATCTTAAGTGCAGTGTATCCTGAAATTTGTTGTTCAAGTTCAAGATAGTGTAAGAACATAGCTTTTGCAATATCACTGTCTTTATCATTACTAACAATAAGATCCATCATTTCTTTTTCAGTAAATTCTTTTTCTTTTTTGTCTTTAAAATGTTTATCTAACAACTCTTGTCCTTTATCATATCTATCATCATTTTTAGAATTTTGAGCTAATTCATTTTTAGTAAAATGGTTCTTGATAACTTCAGATGCCGCTTTGTATTTTGCAAGTCCTGGACTTTTAGGTTTTTTATTTAGTACTTCTGCATATGTAGATTTTGCAAGACGTTGCTCATCTACATATTCTCTAACCAGTGGATTAGATACAAAGTAAATTGCTTCTTTAACAGGTACACCAGCTTTAATAAGATATAACAATGTTGGAGCAACTTCATAATTACCCTGGATAAAGAAGATCCATGCATCTTTCTCAACATCTACCCAACCATTTATCATTTGAGAAATAACATCAGATATTTTATAGACACCGTCTACATCATTTAAATCTGACATAGAGATAACTTCAGTACCATTTTTTGATTTCATCTTATTATGTCTCAATCTCATATTACTAGTTCTTGTTACTTTACTAGTCACATATTCTGCAGGCATATAAGCACCTACTGAATTCATAATAATATTGAATGTATTTTCAATAGCACCCAGACCTAAAGTTTTCTTACCTACAATGTTAGACTCATGTTTGTATACGTTATACAATGCTTCTAATACTCTTGTAGGACTGATCTCTCCTGTATCCTCAGTCATTTTATTCTTCTTAGGATTATATTCCATAACATGCTTTGATAACTCTTCTGCAATGTCTTTAAGAATAAATGTACCATTCGGCATGATTAAAGAAGAATAGTTATCAGGAAGCTCAAGTATGTTTTTGATATCATCTATAAGTTCATTTTCCAATGCAGCTTTTTGTAATTTAATAGCTTTAGCAAATTCATCTGTACCTCTAAGATCTTTTATTTCTTGATTATTTTTATAACTTCTTTTGACTACATTACCATTTTCATCAAGTGTATTCATGAACATAGTCATCTTATCAATATCAAAATCCCCTCCAGACTTAGCTACAATTTCTGCTGGAGCAATAATAATATTACCTGCTTGTGGTGGTAAGAACTCAAACACTTCAGCAAATTCCATAGAGTTAAGACCCTGAACTGGAATCCTTACACCTACTAATGTAATTGCTTTTCTATTTGCATTATCATTTGCATCTAACCAAACATCATCTTTGATTTTCTCATTTAATCTATCTAATGATGCATTCATATCAAGATTTTCCATAGAAAATGTAACATTTCCAATTCCTGTAAATTGCTTTGCTCCACCTTTTACATAGGCATCATATTGTTTTTGAGCATCTTCTTTAGACTTAACAACAATTATGTCTAATGCATCACGATCTGAAGACTTTAAAGTTTTATGTGAATAAAAGTCTCCTAATACTTTAATTCCTTGATAAGTACTTCCTTTAACTCGTTTTCCATTTTTATTATCTAATACAAGATCAGCTTTAATTTCTGGAGTAAGGTCAGATTCTAAAATAAAAAGTTTAGTGTCTCCTTTTGTACTTTTTAATTCAGAAAAAGCTATATCATATATAGGATCTGTATTATAAACTCCAACAGTCTCATTATTATTATATTCTAGATTGAAAAGATTGTAATAAGTTCCTTGCATAGCAATCATAACTTTGGTTGCTGCAGTAAAGCCATTAGATTTTTTATGATAAGTTGGTAATAAATAAGTTTTAGAAGCCCATTTTTTAATCTCATCTTTAGTTGCTTTTCTTAAATCAGGTTCAGTAAATTGACCAGAATACAAACCAACTGATACTTGTACCAGTGCTTCTCCTGAAACTTTCTGTTTGATTATTCTTTTGTTAATCATAGAAAGTAACAACTTCTCTATTTTAGCAGCTTCAGGATGGAAAGAAAGATCATGAACCAATTCTCCACTATTATCAAATACATCAATAAAATCAATAAGATCATCACTTAGAACATCTTCTCTCTCAAGATTAGTTCTAATCATGTTTACAAGTTTAGCTATACTTGATTTATCTTTAGCTTTATATTCTCCTGGACTAGTTTCGTCATAACCCATTTCTTCAAGAAGGTCAATCTTTAAAAGATTAGTATACTCCTCTACACGATCAACATATTTTTTTACTCTTTCATCTGTAATATCTTGATATTTTGCAGATTTTACTTTACCTTGTACATAAAGACCATCAAGAATTAACTTTCTTAACTGTGTAGAGAAGATTGATTTACCTTTGTAACTTGCATTTACTTCTGTCTGATTTTTAAGATACTCAGCATAGATAGTATTTACAGTAAAGTTTGAGTCTTTATTAAAAGTTCCATCAGGATTCAATATAACATCACCAGTTCCAATATGACTTGTTTTAGATCCTGACTCAAATAAAACATAATCTACTTGATCTTTCATCATTTTCTCATGCAAATCATACATTGGTGTACCCTCTTTTGCTACCCCAGGGATAACAGGAGCAAGTGAAAACTTATGGAAAGAGTTTACAGGAAGACCTTGTGAGTCTATGTTTCCAAAATACTGTAACTTATATGGAGGAAAAAATTCTACTACATCTTCTGCAGTAACATTTTCTCCCAGAGCAACTTTTCTATATAGTAACTCTTGTGGATCACTCCAGTTACCTTCAAGCTTTTTAAGAATTCTATATGATTCAAAAGATATAATACCTTGACCATCAGCAATTTTCATCTGTGGTTTATCAGTTGAAAAGTATTCAGATGCTGCTTTATCAGCTAAGTCTTTTGCTTTTTTTCTATCTTTAGTTCTTGCATAAATTGTTTCCTCAATTTCATCTCTGTACTCTTTGTACATAACAGAATTGAATTGCATTTCTTTTACAATAGCAGTTTTTAAAGTACCATCATAATTTCTTACTTCATATCCTCTTTTTTCTGCATAGTAATTTTTTAAAGAACTAACATAAATTTGTGCTCTTTTATCTGACCTAAATCCTCTACCACCAGATGCAAGACCTGCATTACGTTTATGGAATTCTTCTTTAGCATGATTGTATTGTACTAAATCTCCATATGCAATGATTACAGTCTCCATTTTATGAATGAAAGAGTTATAAGTATATGCTTTCATTAATGCAGTTTCTATATCTTTTTCAGTAAGACTTTCATTAGTTAATTGTATTCTTTCAATAAGACCTTTATCTACGTATTTAGCTTTTTGTAGTCTATTAAAATTTGCAGTAGTATCAAGATCAAAATATGTTTCAATATCTTTTCTAATTTTATTTCTTAAAGTAGGATTTTTATCCAACTCTGTCATTAGATTAAAATCAGCAAGTTTATTAGCAGAAGCTTTGTCAATTATAGCATATAATTCTTTTTGTATAGGTTGAGTAAGCATGTCATCAAATGCAGTAAATGCTTGTCCAGCCATTACTGCAGTTTTTTGACCATCTTTTCTTTTTACTTTTCTATTATATCCTGCATAGTTTTTAAACTTATCTATGTCCTGTTGGAATCTAAAAATTCTATTTGCTTCTCCAGTTAAGTAACCCTCAAGAATATCATATGATTTAATAACTCCATCTGCATAAGGTAAGAAAGACACCATGTCTACATAAAGTTTTGTATCTTTTTTACCATTGTATGTTTTTATATCTCCATCAATAGTAAGACCCATTGCTGTATTCTTAGAAGCATGTCTCATGAATTCTTCAACACCACTTAATAACATTGTATGAAATTCTTGAAGATATTTACTAGTAGCATCCATTGATGCTGTAGAAGTACCTCCTTCATTTCTATTACTAACCATTTGAGTTCCAGCTACATTCTGTAATACAAGTTTTGTATCTGATATCTTTTGACCATATGTAGGAGACATCTGATTTAAATCAAATATAGAACCTAAAATTTTTGAAAATGGACTAAATGTATTATTAGCTTCATTTAACCATCTCATATGTTTAAACTTACCATTAGGATCTGCAGCATCTGTAGTTAATTCTAGCCAGTTCTCTGCAAAGTTAATTGCAGTCACAAGTCTTGTAATAGTACTGTCTACCATGTGTTCCCAAACTCTGTTTCCTTCAGGAGTTTGAACACTAAAGTTAGAATAACCATCTGAGAATGCATTTTGAATACCTGCTAAAACTCTAAGTCTACCTCTCACATCCTCAAGTTCTAAGTCTTTATCTTTAAGTAACTCTGGATTTAATAAATATGTTAAAGGATCTCTTTTAAATTTAAATGTATCTGATGATGAACTTTTGTCTACTTTTTTAATTATCTCATACATTCTATCAATACCAAATGTAGTACTGAATGGTTCATTTCTATTATTGATTATTTCTTTAATAGCAGAACTAGATTGATCTAAGACAACACCAATAGCTTGTAAAAATTCATTAGCTTTTCTATAATTAAATTTACCATTTACTCCAAAATCTTTTACAATTTTAGCAGTATTAAGCATATTGTAACCTAACTTAGTATGTTTTTCAACATAAGGATTAATTGTAGTATCAGCCGTCATAAAATTAGACTTCCAATCTTGCATCACTTGATATACATCAAAATTTGCTTTTGCAACTCTAGCTTCAAATACTTTAACACCATCCTCAGATTTACTATCTTCTTTGTTTAAGTTAAGTTGTACAAATGGTATTCTTGGTTTTTTAAAATCTTGCCAAAAATTTGTCTCTACATCAAACTCCATTGGATTATATAGACCCAAAGAATTTTTAGCACTAAAGAATGGGTTTGGCAATAATGTCTGTAATTGTTGTAGCTCTGGATAGTTTTCAGAATTTTCATAAATTCTACTATACATATCTATTTCATCAAATGAACCTTCTAAGATTTTAGCAAGTCTATTCCATGTAATATCAATGTCTTGTAGAACAGGAAGACCAAAAAGACCATCCCTGTTATTTACAACGTCTCCATCTTCTCTTGTAACTTTAAAGATACTTGCTAATAACATCATAGTATCTTCACTTGCTAATTGTTTAGAAGAAATACTATTACCACCATCATTTAATTTAAACAAATTACTTTTCTCAATATTAGTTGGATCTTCAATCTCAATATATTGATCTCTTAGTACACGGTACCGTGATTTCTCAACGTGATATGCAATGACATTATCTTTATCAGTACCATCTAGTGTTCCAGTAAGATTACCAAAGTTGTTTGTGATTTTATCTAGTAACTCATATTCTTCATTAAACTTAGGATCAAGAATTAAATCAAAATCTTTCTCTACTGCATCAACATAAGCAAGCCTCATTCTTTCAAATCTATCATAGATATCTCTATATAGATCTTTTTTATTCTCTGGATCTTTAAGTAATTTTAATGCTGCAGCTGTTGTATTAAAGTCTCTATTGTAATTTTGGAATATAAGAGCCATCATACTATCCATTGCATCAGATATTTTCTTAGACTCTTCTAATGTAAAATTATCATTGATAGTTTTACTTCTGTTTAGTTTCCCAAGTATTACATTATTCATAGAAGGTTTAAGATGTGATAAAATCTCTGGAGTTGCTGAAGCTCTGTATAATTTATCAAACATTTCTTTAACAGTAGCAATATCTTGCAAGCTTGTAGCAACCTGTTTCTTAGTTGTTTTACCAAACATCTTTTGGATGAACTGGTATATTGTATCAAAGATTTTACTTAAAAATCCTTTAGTTGCTTTTTTACCTTTAGATTTAGCATAATCTCTAAACTCTTCAGCTAAGTCTTCTTCTATATCAAAGTATGCATCTTCTGGTTTAGCATATTTTCTATTTGCATATTTTGGAAGTTTTAATAATTGTTCATACATGTTTATCTTAGTGTCCTTAGTTAAGAACAATTGAGAAAATCCATGCCATGCTTCATGATAAAGATCTACTGAAGTACCACCATCAGCTTCATACAGAGTAATACCATAACCAGACCAAGTTGCAAATGCATCTGAGTTTACTATTTCAGTAATTCTCTCAAGAGAGATAAATTTACTTAAAGGTGAATTTTTCCACCATGTCTCAGCTTTATCTCTATCAGCTTTAGATGTAAATACTTTATCTAAAAACTTATCACGAAGTTTAGATCTTTGTAATCCTTCCTTTTTATTTTTATATAGAGCACTGTTAGATGAACCATTAATAATATCATCTAATAAGTTTACTCTAGTAGAAGGATTGTTTTGTACTCTAATTTCTTTAGCTTTTTCTTCTGTTATAGGAGCAGTTTTTTCTTTAACTACAGGTTTAACTCTAGCTGTAGGTTGCTCATTAAGTTCTGCTGCAGCAATAGTTCTAAAACCAAGTATTTGTTCTTCAGTTAAACCAACTAATTCTGCTAGTTTTTCTACTTTTAATCCTTGTTTATATTCTTCACTGTTTCCACCTGCTTCATCTATCTGTGCTTTCATAGAAAGAGTATAATCAGAGTCTTGTCTTACAGCTGGTGTACTAGTAGGTGTTGTTCTTGCTTGTTTCTTTGGAAGAGCTTTTGGTGCTTCTTTATCTGTCTTAGCTTTAGTAACAGGTTTTGACTGTGTTGGTTTTGGTCTACCTACAGGAATTATACCTTCAGATTCTACTGTACCTGTTGGAATTGCATATGTAAGATATGCATTTAATCCATTTTCATAAGCATTTTCTTCATCACTAATTACAATTTTTACATATGGTTTAATAGTATCCCAATAAATTACTGCCATGTCAGTAATTTTATCTCCTTCAATTGTATAATCAGTAAAAGTTGTTGCTTTATATTTATTATTAAACTGAACATTTGCTGGCCAAAATGCATCTTTTATTATATCTTTTGGTCTAGCATTTAATAAATGATTAAGAATAAGTTGTCTACCTTCTTCAGTAAATAAAACATCTTCAGAAATCTCTTTACCATTTAACTCTACAACAAAAGTTTTTTCATTATTTATTGTAAGTACTTTTGTTACAATTCTGTCTCTGTTGTAGGGAAGATTAGTTTTATATCCTGTTTTAGGATCTTTCATCAATGCATTATTTATAAAGACCTCAAAGTATGCTTTTCTTTCATCAGGAGTTAACTGTCTTCCCCTTATTTCTGCAGTAGTAGTTAAAACACTTGCTATCTTTTCTGCTAAAGGTCTATCAATATCAGATCTTTGTAAAAATACTTCTTCATCAACTGATAATCCTCCAGCTGTATTCTTATTAATTATAAAATATTGTTTACCTTTATCTTTACCAACTGTTATAGGAACATATTTTTTAATATCTTCTTCACTAATTCCTGATTCTTCTAATGTTATTGTTTTAACTGCAGTAACAGGAATACCAAATGTTCCTCCTAATATTGGAAGAATAACTTGTAAGTTATTATCAGACTCTTCAATTAATTTTCTTAACTGATAAAGATCATTCATTTCATTTTCTTGACGATCTTTTATTGTTTTCACTAATTGTTTTAACTGAGCATCAGTAACTTTAATTTTACCATTACTTTCTTCTTCTATTATAGTTGCTTGTCTTTTTGCAAGAACTTCAGGATCAACAAGATTATAATGACGATTTGCTCTATTAGATAATAGTAATCTACCATCTACCAAATTTACTTTTCTTAAATATTGATATACTATACGACCCTCTTCAGGATTATCTGTAATAGTACCATCAGGTTTAAAATAAACAAAATCTCCTTTAGAATCTGTTATAACTGCAGCTATACCAACATCATTTGGTTTATCTATTAAATATTTTCTATCTTTTGCAGTCAATATATTTCTAGTTAACTGTGTAGTTAATGCAAGCACTACTCCATTGTATTCAATCTCTTCAGTACCAATTCTTTGTTTAACTATTTTTACTATAGCTTTAATTACATCAGAAAATAGTTTTTTTTCAGAATCTATTTTATTTCTATCTTCATCAGATACTGTTTCTGGATTAGCTTCCTCTGCAATTTGAATAGATGTAGTCCATGCACTACTAACTTTTGCTCCATTGTCTTCATTGTAAGACCAGAAACCCTCATCATTTACATCAGGAGAAAAGTCTTTTTTACTCTTGTTTGTATTTTTAATTTCAGAATCAATCTCTTGTTTACTCTTTTTTTTAGTTGCAATTGCTTTCCCTACTTCAATAAGATCAGCAAATCTTTTTCTCATTTTTGCAAGACCATTAAAATCAAAATCATTATCAACCAGATAATCATTAACTTCTTCATCTTGTTTAACTAAATCAAATATATCAGGAATAGCTTGTGCATACAACATAGCTTTAACTTGATCACCTGTAGCATTTTTTATAACATTATATGTGTCTTGAACAATTTTATTCAAGTCAATTGCAGGTAATTCTGCATCATCTAATCTATCAATAACTTCTCCGTAAAGTACTTCGTAAAGATCTAATACTTGTTCTTTATTTAAACTACATGCCATTATTTACAAATTTTTGAATTTTCTCCTAATTTATCTAATCTTGATTTTTTATCAGATGCTTTTGATTGCTCTTTTGCTTTTGCAATATCTTCAGCACCATTATCTCTTAAATCTTTAATAGTATTTTTAGATTCATTAAAATCTTCAATATCTACTGGTGTAATCTCTACTGGTACTTCTGGTTCTCTTGCTTCCATAGTTGTTTTTTCAAAATTATCTATAAGTTCATCCTCTGTAAAGTCTCTAGACTCCTCTGTTTTAATATTCTTTAAAGTAATCAAACCTTTTTTCTTTTTAACTACAATTACTACTTCATCAGAGATATCTGTAAAGATAGGATTTTTACTGATAAGATATTCATCTACAGCAACATTTTGAATAGAAACAATAGTTTTTAATTCTTCTAGTTTAGTCTTATATGCTGCAACTATTTGAGATGCATTTGTACCATTTTTCTGAGCATCTAAAAATGCTTTTTCATAAACTTCATTAATTGTATCTAAGGTAGCATTATTTATTTCAGTAATAGCATCTGATACATCTTCTGTTTCAACTGGTTCTGTAAATGTTTCACCTAAGCCTTCTTCTCTTGATTGTTTGACAAGTTCTTGGAGTTCCGTTCTTGTAGCTGGTCTAGAAACTCCCTTTGTTGTTGTTCCGGTAGTCCCTTCATTCTTAGGTACACTAGACCTGTTCTGTACTTCTTTGTTGCCTGGTCCGAAGAGTTGGTCTGCTGTTTCTTGTTTTTTGCTGATTCTTCCATTTTTAGTTAAATTAATTGATGCTAAATCATTTAATAATTCATTCAAAGCATTAATTTGATTAGTAATATCATCTACTATGTCTCCACGATTAATTACTGAATAACCTAATGATTCTAGTTTTGTAATACTTTCCTTTGCCCAGTTAGTAATAGTTTTAAGATCTGCTCTCTTTACAGCTTGAACTCCATCCTCTATTAAAGTATCTAATACTTCAGGATAGTTTTCACTTAATATTTCTGTAATTGTGGTAGCAATAGCTCTTGACAAAGATAGATTTTCTATAGATTTTAAATCTTGTGTCTCATTTGCTTTTGTTGCTTTTGCAGTAGCTCTTTGGAAACCATTTGGTAATCTGTTTAATGCAAAGATATAATCATTTGCATTCTCACCATAGATATACATTTTGTTATTTGCTTCTGCTAAAGAAACTCTTTTATTATTTAGTTGTTTAATCTGTTCTTGTAGATCTGCTATTCTAGAAATGATATCATCTTTTGTAGTAGACTCTATGTCTTCTGTAGAAAGACTATTACGGAGACTACCTATTTTTTGAGCATAGTCACCAATCTGTTTATCAATTTTACTTATCTCTTCATCTTTAGAAAAGTAACTTAGTACTGTTATATTTCCAGTAGCATCCCGTAGTACATCATATCTAACACCATTGATACTTGCAATGCTTTCATCTTTATTTGAAAAAGAAGCATTGATAACCTCTCCGTTTATAGTAGATACTTGACCAACAGAGTCAGTTGCTATTACTAAACTTACTCCAGCATCACTTAGTTTTAATAAACCATTTGAAACATTTTTACCAGCAATTTGTAATGGGAAAACTTGAGTAAATCCTTTAGCTGATTTTATAGCTTCAGAAATTCTTTTAACATTCTTCTCTAATTCAGAAATAGTTTCTTCAGTTCCATACTGTTTCTCTAAAGTAAGATTAGCATCTAATGTATCTAATGTAAGTTGTAATGTAGATATATCATCATTAATAACAATTTCAACTCCAAATTCAGCACTTGGCATAAGTACTAACTTACCAACACGACCATTATAAATAACAGGTTGGTTTACATTTTCTCCAATTTTATTTTTAACAGGATCTGATTCTTTTATACCTCCCTCTACAGTAGTTTCTGTACTAGTTTCAGCAGCAACTTCCTTTTTAATAGGAGCTTTGATCTCAGGAGTAGTTTTTATAATTCCAAAGTCTGCAACTTCTGGTAAGTACTCTAAGTCAATAGTATCCTGACCATCAGGTACTATACTAGCTAATTCAATATCTTCAATATAACCTATTTTATCTTCACTTAGTGTAACACTAAAAGGCATCAACTTAAGATCAGGAGTTATAGCAGTGTTATTATGGAACATAGTACCATAGATAGACTGTTGAGCACGGAAGTAAGTAGACTTATCATATTGTGTTCCTTTACCAAATTCTTTCCATTTATACTCAGTAGATGTCTTAATATCTACAATAGCTACAGAACCATCTTCTCTTACTAATAGTAAATCAAGTTCTCCAGTTACTCCATTTCCGTCTCTTAGATTTCTATCAAATAATTTTACATTCTCCGATAGGATAGTATATGTACCATCAACTATTCCAAGTCTAAACTTAGTAACAATACCTCCAGGATTTGTAATACTAACAGGAGCAAATAATTTATCAAAAACTTTTCTTGACATCATATCTGATATCTTCATCATACGACCTTTTACTTCTACTGCATCGTCATAAGTAAATTCATTAAAGTTAGATTTAGAAGATGCATTAAGAGTTAAGAATTGTCTAATTAAAGTATCTACATAATCTCCTGCATCTGATGATTCTTTAAATGCATACTTTTGTATTGTTCTTTTTAAATCATCAAGTGTACCTACAGTGTCTAATGACTTCTGTACTGCATCAAGTTTTTCTTGATAACGGAATTGTTTCCATCCACCTTTACCAGCTTGATATGCTTTCTTTTTAAAAGCTTCCATAAACAACCTGATTTTATCTTCAGCTTGAACTTCAGGATCATTAAAGAATTGGTTATACAAATTTTCAACTGGAGAAGGAACAACATCTCCATCATCATTTACAGTATCTTTTATTGCATTATACTCAAAAGGATCTTTATTTAAAAGAGTTGTTTCTACTTCTTCTGCAACTTGAGTAGAACGAGCTGGCATAGGATCATTAGGACCTCTATCTTTAAAAGTTCTGCCAATTACATTCCCGTCTTCATCTGTAACATCAACAAGTTCATCTTGTTTATTGATTACATACTCTTGAATGATCTCAATAGTTTGCTCTGCTATGTTTCTTGGTCCAGCTGCACTTACTCTTGCATTAAGATATCCATTTAAACCTTCTATATCATCTTTAATATTTGAAATATCTTCTGGAGTAAGTTGTACTTGCTTTCCTTTAGTATTTGGATATGATCCATTTTCTAAAAACTTTTGAAATCTTTTTATAATACTAGAAATAACATATGTAGTTGTTTGAGCATTAATTTTTGTATTAATAAACTTAAGAACAGGAGGTTGAGATAATTTATTAGCTCTATCTAATGAATTTTGTTTTGCAATATTGTTAAAAGATTCTACTAATGGACTTTGTCTTTCTAACCAATTAGCTCTAAGTCTATCATATTCTACAGGATTAGTTGTTTTAATACTTAATGGTTCTTGTAAAACATCAACTAAATATGTATCAAACAAATCTGTAATTTCAGTTTGGAATGGTAAATCAAAATCTTCAAAGTCTGTTTTAGTAGTATATACATCTGCAGTATTTTCATCAATACCTTTCTTTTTAAAATCATCTTTTATTTCTGCAGCAAGTTCATCATACTGATCATTAATTTGATCTACAATTTCTTGATATGTCAAATACTCTTTTGTATTTTTTATATCAATTACTGGAGCTGTAGCTTTTTTACTTAATTCTGTTTCAATTTCTGCAAGTCTTACATTAGCATACTCAGTATAAATTGTAGCTTTAAGTGCTGCATCAATTCTAGTACCAAATGCTTCTTGTTCATCTTCTATATCAGAAGTATCATACTTTTGAGATAAATTAAAAATTGCTTTATTTTTTTCTTTATCAGCTTTTTGTACTTCTTCCTGTTCACTAAAGAACTCTAATGCATTAATACCTTGTTTTTCTAAAACTTCTGTAGACAAAACTTCAGCAGCAGCTTGAACATCAACATAATTATCTGATGCTAATTTATCAATTGCTTTTGTAATAAGTTCTTTTTCTTTTTCAAATGCTTTTCTATCTTCATCACTAAGTTCTTCACTAGCAACACGTTCTGATTCTTGTTGTGTATACTCAGCTTCAGACATTCCATATTTATCTCTAAACTTAGTTTCATATTTAATACGTTCTGCTTCTAATTTTTCACCTCTTTCATTTTCTAAATCTTGAAGTCTTTTATCAAGAACTTGTTTTTGTGATAAAGGATCTCCTGCTGGTTTTTTTTCAGCAAGTTGTGCAGCTTTCATAAATACTCCAATGTACTCTTCATACAATAAAGAACCTTTATTGATCATTCTGTTATTTGTAACATCTATAAAATACTCAGGAAAATATCGTGGATCTTCTATAAATTTATTAAACTCCTCTAGATCAACAAATATTCCTTGGTCAGCTAATGTATTTAGTAATGTATTTCTTTCAATTGCACTTATCTCTTGATTTACAATATCTTTAACAATTTCTTCTCTATTGTTATAAAGATCCTTCATAAATTTAAAGTTTCTCATAACGTGCTCATAGAAATCTCTTGGGTTAGAAAGTAAATTTACATACTGTGCAAGTTTTGCAGACTCATTTCTTAATACATGTGTATCAAGTAAAGAATCAAATAATTCATCTATACCACCTGCTTCTTGTAATTCTTGTTCTAATTGCATTCTTTTTTTAGAATCACCAGCTAGACCCATTAATAAATCTGAAAATGATTCTTTATAATCTAAAAACTCATTACTATTACCATTATCATATTGCTCAATAATAGTATCAATAGCTTTTAATGATACATCATCTAAACTCATTTCTGGATTTTCTTTTAAAATCTCAGCTTTTACATTATCAAGTAATGATTTATTTATAAATAAATCTACAAGTTTTTCTTGTCTATCTTGGAAATTTGAATATAATTCAAGAAGTTCTCTTTTTCTAGTTGCAAGATCTAATGATTCTCCAGTACCAAAACTTTCTAAGTTTTCTACTTCAGTTTTCATCATTTCAATTTCTCTTTGCAATCTATTAGGATCAGTTAATCCTGTAAAATCAGCAAAAGGAGATTCTTTTATAACAGACAATGAAGCTAATTGATCATATAGTTTTTGTTCTCTTGTAATGTTCTTATCAAAATTCTCATGTAGAAATACATAATTATATAATGCTTGATTGTATGCTATATTATATACTTCTGCCATTTTATATTGCTCAGTATCTTTTTCATAGTCATCTAAGTTGGCCATGAATTTCATTTTATCTTTAGCAGTATCCCATCTATTAGATATTTTTTTTGCATTTTCTAATGACTTGTCAAATCTTTCAAGTGCTTTAACACCTTGACCTGGAGCTAATCCCCATGCTTCCTCTAGATCAGTAGGAGAAGCTTGTTTATATCCTTCATAGTGTTTCAAGAACATGTTGAATGTTCCATTTTGTAATGAACTTAATACAGCTGAATTAAATGTAGCAAACTCTGCATCTCTAATTTCTTTTGTAGTATGTTCATCTGAGTTATCAATTACTTTATTCAACAAAGCTATATTAGCATAGTTGTTTACTTTTGGATCAAAGAAATATTTTGCATTCTTATTTATAGTATTTAATTGCTCTACAACAGTATCTGCTAATTCTTCTCTACCATCTAAATATGATTTATAGTTAGCATCTTTTTTTAAGTAATCATTGTATCCAATAGTAGCATATTTTTTCATAACACCTGGAGCCTGTAATACAGTCCCCATTAAGAAACCAGATAAGAATGTTTCAAGTCCTTGAGCACCTATTTGTTTACCTATTGCATCTCCAAGTAATCCAGAAGCATATCTATAATTTCTTGCATCTGAATTTTTAAAAGTATCTACATAATAGTTTTGTGTTGTTTCTTGAAGTACATCCTGTAGTACCTCTTGTGCACCTTCTACTACGTTTGCTTTAAAATAGTTAAGACCTACTTTACCATATGTAGCAGGTTTTACTAAAGATTTAATTGCATTGACAAAATTAATTCTTTGTTTTACAAAAGTACCTTCTAATGCAGTTTTTCCTGGTTTAAAGAGAACTTGAAATTCTTTTCCTACATTAGTAACCACTTTACCAAAACCAAATTTTGGAATACCTTTTAAGAAACTAGCATTTGTAAGTGATGGAAATACAAGTTTATTAGAATAAAATATTAAACCTGTATTATTAAGAGTATTCCAAAAAGAACCTTTTGATGCTTGTCTCATCATAGCCTCTTGTTCCTCAAGACCTGGACCTCTACCATTATTTTCTTCTACAAATTTATTATACAATTTATCATATGTTTGATATCTTGTAAAACCTCCTTCAAGTTTACCCTCAGAAAGTGCCATGTTCATAGACATAACATCATGCCACAATGCACCAGCAGTAGTTGCACTTCTTGCTAAGTTTGTAAGATTATCTGTATCTTTTAATTGCTTTAAAGCTGTTGTAGTATTATGTAAAGGATTCATAAAAGTTTTAAATCCTTGACCTGCAGATTTATATAGTTCTTTTGCTTTACTTAAATTACTAAAGTTTTTTACATCAGATAATAACAGACCTGTTGCTCTACTAGTTTCTACTAATGCTTTAGGAAGACTTCCTAACTTATTTAAGAATGTACTTCCTCCTTCAATAGCTCCAGTTGCAACATTTCCACCACCAAATAAACCTCCAATCAATGTGCCTTCAACAGCACCTTCAAGTAAAATACCCATAGAATAAGAGGCAGAGTTAAACATATTAACTGTAAATCCTCCTAGTCCACCTTTAGTAGATGCACCAAGTGCATTATAGTATTCATAGTCTCTTGCACTTTGAGGATCTGCATCAAATAAACCATTTCCATCTATTATACTTTTGTAAGATTTAATAGGATCCATAAATCCTTTAGATAACATTGGCCATGCAGAATGTGTTGCCCATCTTTGTAAGTCATCACCAAATGTTGTATTCTGATTGAAGAATGTTTCATTATCAATTAACGGATGAAAACCAATTTTATTAAAAGTATCCTGACCATAAGCTTTATATCTTGCTCTAAATGTTCCTTTAGGACCTGCATCATAAGCATAAGGTTCAGCATAATTACTTACATCTGATTTATTATTTATTTCTGCAAAACCTTTATCAAGTATAGCACCAAATCCACCATCAGTAACTCCGTTTACCCTATTTTCTTTTACATGTGACGGAGGATAATTAGGAGAAATACCAGATGTATTATCCTTAATATAATTTGTAGTATTAACAAAATTATCCTGCCAATTAATTTTTGGAGCAAGAGGTTGCTCTATAGTTGCTTGATTTAAAAAATCACTTTTTGATAGTAATTGATTAATAGGACTAGATTCAGTTTCTAGATTATCTGGATTATTTAATATTTCTTCAGCCATTTCTATTACTTATTATATTGCCAAAAAGGATTTGTAGTTGTAATACCAAAATTTGATACAGCCTTTTGAATTGCTTCTTGATTACCAGATTCATGAATCCGTTTAAACATATTAAAATTTATTACAGATACTTGACTTATTAATGAATTCATACCTTGTTCTTTTTCTTCAATTGTTCTTCCACTTCTAACATCAGTATCAAGATATTTATAATGTGTTTCCTTAGAACCATCAGGTTTCATTTCATAGTATTCTGCTACACCAACATAATCAGATGTACCTGGAGTTTGCTCAATATAATATTTACCATTTTTATTAGGATTTTCATATTTAATTGGTCCCTGTCTTAGAAGAATCTCTGTAGGAGTTGGGAACTGATTTGAAAATAATTTATTACTTTCCCATACATTTTTAGGTGCAATAAAATAAATACCCTTTTGGTAAATAGCATCAACTTTATTTTTAAGAGCTTTTTCATCCCCACCGTCTGACATACCTTTAATGACTTGTTCAATAACATCTCTTGGTGCCATTAGTTTCATAGAACCTAAATTATTACTTTCCATTGACATTCTGGTTGCACCAACCATAAAGGGTTTCATTGTTTTATCACTATTTAATCTAGTTTGCATTTCTCTAATGATAGCAGTTGCTTCATTTTGAGTAACACCCATATCTTCATCAAAAGATCCTGGAAGTTTATTACCTTCAGTTGTAATTCTAAATTTATTTTCATCTTGATTCCAGTTTGTACTTAAAATAGTATTAAACATTTGTGAAGCAGCTTGATTTCCTGGATCAAATACAACACCTGGAGCAACCATCATATTACCTGTTTCAGCAGCAAATGCAACTTTATTACCAGATCTTTTAGTTCCATTAACAGCATACATTTGCAAACCAGTTTTAGGATTCATATCTTTTGCAAGTTCTTCAAATGACATATCAAATACATCTGTTACCCAAGAAGCTTCATCTTTAACATTTTCTCTACCATCTCCTAACATTCTAGGTACATTTGTTAAAGGAAAAACATAGTTATACCATTTTGCATCAGCTTTTTGATTTGTAGTTTTACCTATACTAAAACCAAGAATAGATGCTATTTGTCTATCTATTTCAGGAGCCATTTCTTTAAACTCATCTAAATTACCATGAGCATCATGAGTATATCTATTCATCATTAAATTAACAGCTTTATCAATTTTAGCAGCATAAACTTTATCATATGATTCAGGATGTGCACTACGAAAATAGTCTTCAGTATCTTTACTTTTTATTTTGTCAACAATAACAGTTAAATCTTGTGTAAATTTATTTCGGATTTTATCATAATTATTATTTCTAACTACATTTAAAGCATCAGTTGTTCTAGAAAGTTGATCTAACTGAAGCATAGAAGGATCATTAAAAAATTCTTTTGATAATTCACTTCCTGAATGATGTGCAGTCCAACTTTGCATTACTTTATTTAATTGAAATATTGAACCTGCCTGAGTATGTTTATTTGTAAATTCATTAGGATTACTTTTATACTCATCCCAAAGTTGATTCCATACTTTTGTAATATCTGGTTTATAATTTTTACTACCTTCTTTTAATATTGTTTTTGCTAAAGTATTACTTGGATTTAACATAATAACCATTTTTGCTAATTGAGCAGCTGTAAATGATTCACCTTTAACACCATTATTTATATACTTCATTAAGTTATTTACAGGTTCTGTAGCATATTGAGATATCATTTGATCTTTCATAAGCTTATTTGCACCATCAATTGACATCTCTTCTCCACTGGTAGTACCATCAGGAGTAGTAAGAGTAACTCCAAAACCTTGTGCTTGAGGATTAGTATTTAATCTTCCATTCTTATCAAAACTCCAGTAACCTTTTTCTATATTAAAATCAACAGCTTTTTGTTGCATCTTAGCTTCAGTTTGCATTGCTATTTCACTTTGTCTATCTTGATGAGATTGACTTTGTCTTTCTCTAGCATGCTTATCTCTTAAAAACTCTAGACCTACAGGATTAGCTTTGTACTCAACTTCCATGTTAAGTGTAGCATAGTTATTTGCAGCTTTCATTATATCTTGTTCTGCTGCAACAGATGCAAATCCAGCATCTACTTTTAGTCTTGCTAATTCAATATCACTTAGAATATCTTCATCATAACCTTGAACAGTAGTTGTAGCTTGTTTATCATTAATCTGATTGTTTAATTTCTCAGCATCATCTGCAACAGCACCATTTATTTTTAAAGCATCATTAAGTCTATCAGCATATGATGATTGTAGAGGATTTACATTACCTTGATTTATTTCTTTTTGAAGATTACCTTGTAACTGTTTAGTAGTCTTTAATTCATCTTGAGCTTTAACATTTTTATCAGAAGCATAACTTTTTAACCAATCATATTTATCTTTAATATATTCTTTCTCAGCTTCAAGTTTATTACCTCCAAATTTTTCAGCATTTTGATTAGCATAGTTCATTCTTTCTACAAATGCTTCTTCTCTATACCTATCCTGAATATCAGGTCTGTTTGCATACTCAGCTAAAAATGTATTTTGAAGAGTTGGTAATATTAAATCTCCATTTTTCTTTTTTATTAGATACAACCCAGATTGATCTGGTACTGTTTGAACTGCACCAATATCATATTTCTTAGCAAGATCCATATATTCTTTGTTAGCATTAACAAACGGAGTATAAGTAGCATTACCCATATTTAAAGTCTCATCTAATGTAGCATCTTTAAACATTTGTCTTCTAAGTTCTAAACCTTGAACACCAGTTCCCCACCATTGACTTCTCTGTTTTTCATCTTGAGAATTCTTTAATGCATTTGCTGAACCATATGTATTTTTCCAATTTTTAGTCCAAGCCATATCTTTCATTAGATATCTATCTTCATAGAAAGGTTTGAATACTTGAGTTGCTTGAGTTACATTCTGCTCTAGAGAAAGATCTAAACCTGAAACTCTTTTCAAATTAAAATCAATATGTTTTAAAAGTTCATCTTTCTTTTCAATATTTTTATCATGTGTAAGATCAGCTCCATATAATTGACCATATAGATTGTTTAATGATTGCCAATTAGTATCATATTGACTTTGTTTAGTTTGTAATAAATTTCCATAGAAATTTAAGTCAGGCTGAAACGGCTGATAATCCGGTATATAATCTGTTACTCCTTGTAAGTACGTTGCCATAATCTATCTTTGTTGTAAAAATATTAAAATTTTTTAAGTTTAATAAACTTATAAAGTTTATAGTATAAATGGAAGCCATGAGTTTATATGAACATACCCATTATCATTATGTGTTGCACCTCCTTTTTTTACTTTTTTTGTTGCTCCATACATAGTATTAATAATATCAGAATTTTTACTATTACTTTTAAGTCCTTGAGATTTTGATCCACCATTTGCACAAGCTATTAGATCATCAGCACTCATATTTGGATTGTTTTCTTTACAGTCATCATATGCTGTTTGCCAAACAGTTTTACCACTACCAGCACCTTGACCTGTAACTGTTTTTGGAGTAGGTCTATATGCCATTTCTCCACCATTACCTGGAGTTACCTTATAGTTTTCATACATTTGATTTAATGCATCTGTTCTCCATTTATTTGTAATTCCATTTGCATAATAATTTCTAACTTGATTTTTTAATGCTAATTTAGAATTATCAAACTGTTGATTAGCAACTGTATTTTGATCATACATTCTTTGAGTAGTAGCCTGATTTAATAAACCATTTTGATTTCTAATATCATTTGCTTTTAACTCAAATTGATTTGCTATATTACTATTAGCATTATTATACTTAGCAAGTACATCAGCTGCATTCTTAGATGCTTGACCTTGTATACCTGCAGATCTTGAAGACAATCCTTGAGCTCCAGCAAATTGTGCTGCACCTTGAGTTTGTATGTTTGCTTGTTCTGAATTAGCAGCTAGTTCTCTTGTAGGATCTAAATAAGTAGGTCTTGGAGTTCCAAGATTTGCATATTGTCCATAAGGCATATATTTCTTAATACCCATTAGATCTGAAAATGCTCCAGTAGTTTTAATAGTATCTTGTAACCATGTTTGTGCACGACTACCTGGTACAGGATATTCTTGATCTTCTGTACATGGGCAACTACCATCTGGATTAACAGCTATCTCTATTTCAGTACCATCAGAGTTATGACAAGGACATGTTTTTTTAGCATCTTCTTCTGTAAGTTCATCAGCAGGTATATCTTCATATACTAAGTTTCTTTTACCTACCATATATTTATGACCAGCTGTTGTATCACCATATGTAGTAGACTTTCCTGCACCATGTCCATACCAAGTATTATTAGTATAATCATAAGTATCATCTAAAGGAGAAATTTTATTACCAATTGCACCATATAATTTTCCCATTGATGATTCATCGGCTGCTCCTGAATGTACAAGACTAACATTACCTAAGAAATTATCCATTGCATATTTTACATCAGGATTATCATTATATGCACCTTTTTCATAATCTTGATATGCTTTTGCATATCCGTGCATTGTAGATTGTTGTAATACTCTGTCTCTTCCACTAGGATCTAAAGGAACACCAAGATTAGTTGACATTGCAGCTACTGTTGTAAAACCTTTATCATTCATACTTTTTATTGCAGCTGTAGCTTCAGGTAAAGTATATAGTTGACCTGTTTTTGGATTTACATATTTTTTACTTATAACATCACTTGGTTTATCTAATCTATTACCTATATCAGAAAATAATTGTGGATCTACATCATTAGCTTCAAACATCAAGTTTCTTTTTTGATGCATTAAAGCTGCCTTTATAATTTCATCATCCTCTGGTAAATTACCATATTTAACAGACCATTTTCTATTTAGATCAGTAGTTGTTGCATTTTTACCTCTCCAAGCTTCAGGATTATCAACAATTTCTTTTGTATTTTTTATAATCTCAGCTCTAACAGTTGGATTTTCTAAATTACTTTTAATTAACAAATATTGAGAAGCTGCAACTCTTCCTGATGCTGTATTAGGAAAACCTTCTAATCCATCATTTGCAATATCTTCTCCACTAGGAATTGTAAAACCAGAACTTTTTAATCTTTGAGTTGTAATTTTACCATCAGTACCTTTATGTTTTACATTAAGTTGTGGTTCTTTATAACCAGATGTTTTTGGATCTTTATTTGGATTTTTAGCTTTCCATTCTTCTAAGTGTTTTTGTTTTGCATTCCATATTGCTCTTTCTAATTCTTGATCAGTCATGTTAGAACCATCTACAATTATACCAGTTTGAGCTTTTACCATACGTGTAATAGGACCTGATGCAGGAACTCTTTCAGATCTACCTTGATAGTTTTGAGACATACCAGCTCCCATAGACATACCATACTCTGCTTGTGGTATATCAAAGAAAGGCATATCATAACCACCCATAGACATTCCATACTCTGCCATTGGAGGAGCTTGTTGTTGCATTTGTTGTTGTTGCATCATCATTGCTTCTTCTTCTGACATAGGTTGACCTTCTTGACCCATTTGTTCTTGTCCACCTCCTTGACCTTGTTGCATAACTTGTTGTACAAGTCCAGTAGCTTCTTCTTGAGAAGCACCCAACTGAGTAAATACTTGTACTATCTCTTCAGGTTGAACACCATTTTCTAATAAACTCATAACAACTTCAGCAGGTTCAGCACCTCTTTGTAAAGCAGATTGAACTTCTTGTATAACTTGCATCATCTCATCTTCTCCACCACCTTGTTCTTGTGGTGCTCCTTGTTGTTGCTGTTGTTGCATCATTGCCATTTCTTCAGGAGATGGTTGTTGCATACCTTCTTGTGCTCTTCTTAGTCTTCTCATACCACCACCATACATCATCATCATCTCTTCTTGAGACATCTGTGGTTGTTCTTGACTTTGTGCAACTGGTTGACCCTGATTCATTTCCTGAGCTTCTTCTTGTGGGTTTTGCTCATTCTCTGATTCCATTGTCTCTTCTGAATTTTCCTGTTGTGACATTTGTTTTTTCAACTGGTCATTCAGTGTGCTGATTTCTTTAGCAGGTAGTATTTGTTCTTCAGTAATACCACGTGCTTCCATACATGGTTTTGCTACAGCAGGTATACCTTGTGGGAATCCTTTCATTGACTCTTGTGCTAATGCAAGACATCCAAGTTTGATTACATATTTTTTCATCATCAACTCAGCAGACTTTCTCTCTATTGCATCTGAGTCAGGATCTTCTAATATTTTTCTATACTTTTGAATATCATATTGTTTAGCAAGTTCTGCAGGAGTAAATGATTTGTTTGTACCACCTTTACCAAACATTGCAAGAACTTTAGGATCTTTAATCATCATACCTCTAGTATCACTAAAGATAAATGTATCTTCAGGAAGACTTAAAGGTACACCACCACTATGATGTCTTGGTCCTTTAATGATTTGATGTTCTGGTATTCCATCTCCATTTATGTCACCATATACAGTTTCACCTCCTTCTGCTTCTAAGTTAGCTTCTTCTCTAGGGACAGCAGTAATATACTTACTTTCTCTAAGTTTTGGCTTACCAATGTAAGCATTATAATCTGCACCACCCATTGAAGGAACATCATTTACTAATGCACCTTGGACTTGATATCCTGTTCTTGCTTGTGGTAATTTTTTAATTCTAACTTTTATCATTGGTATAATTATAAATATTCAACTTGTCCTCCTGCTGCTAGATACTGTTGTAGTTCATAGGGAGTCATTTCAACTTCATCATCTTCTTCATAGAATGGATTAGCATATCCACCATCTTGCATATAACCTCCGTATCTTCCACGATTTGTGTTTGCTGAATTACCACTAGATGAAATACTGTTTTCATTAGAACCAGTATTGTTATAATCATACAAACCTGTTTTAGAACCAAAATCTTGCCACCACCCTTTATTAGTGTTACTAGCCATACCTTGATTCTGCATTGGATCAACAGAATTTAATGTGTTGTTATACTCCATTGGAGCTTGTTTCATTCTATTCCATGCACCTAATATACCATTACTAATTGCATTACCTGCAGCTAATGATGCTTCTGGATCAACACCTATTACATTCTTACGTTTTCTTTTAATACCAACATATTGACTTTCTTGATTTCCAGAAACATCAGTTACGGGTTTACTATTTGGTTGAATAGGGCTATTTGTATAATTATAAGATTGCATACTTTCAGGTAGAGATGCTTCTTCAACATCTTCTGCACCAAAAAAGTTTTGCATATTATTTAAACTCATACTATTAGCACTAGGATCAAAATCTACTTTTTTAGCTCCTGCTGGTGGTGTTTCTAATCCTATTTGAGCTCTATATAATTCTGGTATAGCAATATCTCCTCCATAAGCATAATCAGTATAGTTTATTGGACCACCATATTCTTTTTCTTCTGTCCAATCTTTTTCTTCACCTCCAACATAGTCTCTAGAATTTATTTCTTGTTTTACTAATTGTCCTTTTCTATTTATACCTCTTCTTTCTTTTCCATCTTCTGATTTTTTAGTCTGCAAATATTCTCCTCTATTCATTGTACGTTGACCTTTACGGTGACTTAACATTTCTTGTAGTTTTCCTAAATCTTGCATAGGAACTCCATTACCGGCACCAGCACCATTTACATCATAAATATCAATCCATTTTTTACGACCTCCTAATAAACCTTTTTTAGTAGTATAACTTGCTACAGGATTACCAGATACAAGACCATTATAAGATCTACCATCATTTAAATAGTATGGAGTACCTTTTTGTTTAACCCATGAACCTTGTGATTGAACTAATGGATTCCAAGGCATTAAGTCTCTCCAACCACTTTGTGGTCTTACTTCTTTAGGAATGTAATTTATTTTAGAATTTTGAATACATCTGTTGTAAGTTGCACTCCATGTAGTTCCAGGTCCACAGTTTGTTTGTGTAACAACATTACTTGAGCCAACATCATTATAAGTATCTTGTAATGCTTGATCATAAAAATTTTGATAATCAATATAACCTTGTTCTTCATTATCATAATCAGTATCAAAGTTTCTATTTGGATTAGCAGCTTCCCAATCTTCTCTTTCCCCTTCTTTCCAGTCTTCCTTAGTCATCTTATCTTGCATACCTCTTCTATTTCCAGATTTGGTATTAACAGTTATACCAGTCTGAGCTTCTTCAAGACCATATTGTTGGTAATAGTCTTCATCATCTCCACCATAGATAAATTTAGTAAGTGGTTCTTCAGCATCCATATCAATGAATCCTCCAAATGCAGCTGTAGGATCTGTATTAGATGGTGATGTTTTAAATGCATCTTCAGCAAGATTTGGTTTATAACCATCTTGTGTTAATAAGTTTAAGATTTGTGGATTCCCTTGTGCATTTTTATATATTTCTTTTGATATAGCTGTATTAGAATTATTTTTTAAAGTATCAAAGAAAGAATTTTTTGTATTAGATATATCATTAGTTAAAGTATCATCTCTTTTACCTTGTCCTGGAATACCTTCATTAGAAGGACCTCCATCTGCATACATGGATACCATTTTTTTAATAAACCTATTTTGAGCTGCACCACCTTTTTTGAATTCATCATCAGGATCTGAATAATTACCTTGATATAAAGTATCAGGTGTCTCTTGTAATAATGCAGGATCAATGGTTGGTTTTTCAATTTTATCAGGATCAAGAATTTTACTTGGACCTACATCAGTACCACATGGACAATTACCCATAATATCTGGAGCCATATAGTTTAATGCCAGAGGATCAGTACATTGACATGGATTTGCATATGCATCATATGTTTTATATCCTAAATAACCTAAACCTCCTCCAATTAAACTTGTTTTTAAACCGAGTCTATATTTATAATTTATAGCATTTCTTATATCTGAACCATAAGAACCTTCATTAGCAGGGTTAAGTATATTAGGTCCTAAAGCACTATTTGCATAACCATATGTTGGTAATGATATTTCATCAACATTTTTAGCAGATGTTCTAAATAATTGATTTAGACCAGTAGTTCCAAGTGTTTCTAAAGTTCTACCAATTTTACCTTTCCAACCTAGTTTATCAAAAGTATTAGGAGCTACATCAGATATTTCATTAAGTCTTCCTACACTCTTTCCTAACACACCATTAGTATTCCACATACCATTCATGTAATTAGGAAATGGTGTACCATACTTACCAGTTCTTCCATATATTGGATTTATATCAATTGGTAGATTACCATTAGGACTATCAAGATAATCATCATAAAATTCTCCATCGAAATTTTTTGGAGGATAACTACCTTCATAACCTGTTCTAATATTCTTTAATTTATTAGTTTCTAATAATCCTTGATCAGTAGTTAAGTATTTACCAAATCTACTTGCAGTAGTACCCAATGGTCTATTTATATCATACTTAGTTTTAGCACCAGTTGTAAGAGGATTACCAAGTGGATCAAATACTTTTAATTCACCTGTTGCAGGATCTTGATTATAATAAAATCTATTTTTAAATGTAACTTCTTTAGCTTTAGCAGGAGTTGTACCAAAAGGTAATGGTTGATTTGGTCCAAATGTATGTTTTAATTCAAAAAAGTTATTACCTTCATCATCTGTACCACCAACAATTTTTGAATCTAATGGATATATTCCACTAACTAAACCATCTTGTTCTGCAAGTGGTTCTATATCACCAAGAGAAAAATTATTATTCCCTTCAGTAAGTTTTAGAATAATATTTTTTACATCATCTTGATATAACAATAATCTATCTGCTTGTAAACTACCATCAGTTCCACCAGCATAAGTTCCATTTTGACTAAATATTCCTGTTTTTGGAGTAGCACCATTAAGTACATTCCATAATTCATTTCTATTCTGAGTAAATGATGTTGCAAGTTTAGGTGCAAATTTAGGTCCCACATATGGTATCTTAGTCATTGCATGTCCTATTGCTGAAAATCCTGGTACAGCTTTTCTTATTTTAGAAAAGTTAGTCATAGGAGTATTAATCTTTGGTATATACTTAATAAGTGCGTCATATGCCTTACCAATACCACTACCACCTAACTGAGCTCTAGGTAAATAATCTTGAGGTTCAAATGAATCAGATGCACTTCTATAATCTCCTATATAAGATGCTAGATCTGGAAATGCTCCTTGGTTCTGCATACCTGGAGTAATAGCAATTAAATCTTCTATAGAGTAAGGTTTTGTAAAGTTAGGGTTTCCTGGATTATCAAATTGACCCATTACAGCTTCTTCTCTTCCTAACTGTTGATTTGGATCTTGATCTTCATAATCATATCCTTGTTCTTCTCCACCATCTGCAAAATAACCACCATATCTAAATGCTTGTTCTTGCTCATCTTGTTCATTCTCTAGATGAGAAGTATCATTATTAAGAGCTTCTTCATCATCATAGTATCCCTGATCTGACATTGCAAGTTGTTCTTGTTCAGCATCTGATGCTGCTCTTTCTGCATCTTCATTTGATTGTTGTTGTGGATCTTGTTGTGGATCTTGTGCTTCTTGTGGTTGACCAGACTCATTTCCTTCTATTAAATCTGGATCTTCATAACCTTCTTCAGCAAGTTTTGAAAGTGCAGATTTAATAAGCATCACAGATGTATTTTCATCTAATGCATACTCATTAATAAGTTGGTTATATATAAGATCTGGAGTAGCATCATTTTTTAATGAGATATAAACATCCTCATATATTTGATTTATTCTAGCTGGATCCATACTAGGAGAGGATACTTCCATACCCATTGCTGCTTTTTTCAAAAACTTTGCAGTTTTGTTATAGTACCCTGGAGTCTCTCCTGGAAGTGCTTTTCTTATCCTTACTTGTTTTTTCATAACATATTATATATATAAATATACTAAATTTTAATTTAATGCATAAACTTTAAAAGTTTAATGATCTTCAATGATATATCCATCTTTAACATACTCATCAATTTCTTTTTTTGATAGACGAGTTACAACTCCACCTTTTTTATTTTTATAACCAGGTGTATCACTTATTTGTTTATATGCATTACCTCCTGTAAATGGAATTGATATGTCCCTATTCCATTTATCAAATGTTTGTTTATTCATTTTTTTAACAATCTGTTGTCTCCATTTTTCAAGTTGTTCTGGTTTAGCATTTTGTATATCTTCTATTTTTAAATCAAGACCTGCTCTCATTTCCATTACAACATGTAGAGCTGGAGCAGTAGAAAAATAATCATTTTTTTGTGCGTTTAACAATTCCTGATAAGTATTTGGTAATCTATCTTCAGTATTATTTATAGTTTTTAAATTCCTACGATTTAACATTTGATTATTATCTAAGTTTGTAGTATGAGATATGTTATCATATAAATTTCTACCTTTTTCATCTGGAGTTGTCTTTTTCATAAGATCAATAAGTTCAGGATCATAAAACTTTTGTTTAAAGTTTTGTATACTTGAATTAGGAAATAAATTAGAAAATAATTGATCTCTTTCATATGTACCACGTAAAGTTCTAAACAAAGCCGTTGCAGGATCTTCAGGATACATTTTATCAAAGGTAGCTCTATTATCTAAATATTCAAGTTGTTTATTACCTAAATCAGACAACTCATCTATTGTATAAAAATCACTTTCACCTAACATTTTTTGAGGATCTGATGCCATATTCATCATAGCATTTCTTGCTGCCCATCCATCTGAAAAATCTTTAAATTTAAAATCACCTACTCCTTTAAATAAATCTGGACCATGTTCTGGAATATTTAATAAATAATTTTTAAGAGAATTACCTGCATCTATTAAACCTTCTTCTTTCCAATTTGTATCATAATCAGCAGGATCAATATTATACCATTCTTCACCACGATGAGGGTCATCACCATATTTTATTGCTGAATTTCCACCTGGACTATTTCTATATTTTGTTAAATCAACTTTAGGAACATCAGTTTTTATAACTGGACTTTTTGGTTTAGACATACTCCTCATAATTGGAGTTATACCAGGTAAAATATCATCTACATTATGTAAACTGTTTATTGTATTTCTAAATGCATTGGTTGGTTTTAACAGTTTACCAATAGATTCCAAACCATATTGAGCTTTAGGAAGTTCTCCTCCTTTGTTAAATTTTGGTTCAGCAGAACCATATACTTTTCTAGTAAAATCAAAGTTTCCTGTTTTTAATCTTTGTAACTCCTCATTTTGTTTTTTACTTGCAAAATTATCTTGTTGTTTAATTTGTCTAATTAAATCTTTATAAAACTTTTTATGTTTAGGTGGAAGTAAATAACTAGTATATGTATCTATAAGTTGTGTATACTGATCAGGATTTTTAATTTCATGTTCAAACATATTTGTTTTTCCAAGACCAGTGTTTGATGCTTCTTCAACATAAGCTCTAAGTATATCATTTTCTTTATTTTTTGTTATGCTTGTTAGAAAATCACCATCTTGATTAGTTTCATATATAAACTTCTTAGGTTTTCCAATTTGTTTTTCTAAATCAAATCCTACAGTATTATTTACTACTGGCATTGTTTGCCCTACAACAGGTACATTAAAGTTTGCAATTCGTGCAGATTGAGCAACAGGAATGATATTAGTAAAATCATCTGCACCAAATAAAGAAAGTTGATTAGAAATAGTTTTTGCTTCTGGTACTATTGGTTTTAATTCTTGTAAAGCTTTAATTACTTGACCTACACCACCACCTCCTTGTAATCTTTGAAGAGCACCTCCATTTTTTCTATTAAATTTAGTTGGTAGTCTACCAATTGAATGATTGTGTCGTTGTGTATTAAGTCCTGGATTTTGTTTTAATACAGAAAATTCTCCAAAACCTAAACCTTTACCTAACTTATTTAAAGGATTAGTTATAGATTCAAAAACAGGTTCTGCTGTATGTAAACCAGGATGACCTAGTGCAATACCAGAACCTGGAGTTGCAGCATCATAAAGTCCTGTATATTGAGTATTAAAATTAGGATTACTTAATACAGTACCAGGTTTACGTAAAGCATTTAAACTTTTAAATGTATTAAGTGCAGGCTTTGTACCCCAATAAGCAAATAAAGCATTTAATGCAGCAGATCCATAATTTCCTGCTTGAAACTCATCCTTAACATCTTTAATATTTTCTGGTACTTCTAGTAAAAGACCAGAAGTCATTAATGGATTATCAAAACCTGAAAGAATAGTTCCTAAACCTTTTTTTAAACCAATAGTATTTTTAACTCCTGAACCAAGTAAATTATTTCCTGCAGCCATTCTATTAGCATACTTAAGATTACCTAATGCATTAAAACCTTTACCTAATCCATATGATGTACCCATATCTACTAACTCATGACCAAGAGCATTTGTAAGATTTCCTTGATCATAACCTCTTCTTAAATTCATTCCAATTTTAAATGGATTAAATGCTTGTAGTGGTGTAAAATTTCTTAATATTGAAAGAGGATTATCATTACCCATTACACCCAGATCAACACCTTTTTCTTTTTGAATACCAAGTTTAGTGTCATAACTTAAATTACTATCTCCCCACATTTCTTCTTTAGGGTTTGCTGCAAAATATAAAGCATCTAATGGATATTTAAGTACATCTCTAAGTTTGTTACCTGAAGTATTTTCATTAATACCATTCCAATTTTTGATATTCTCTTTGTTATGCTTTTTTGCCATACCAAATGATGTATTTGCTACATCATTATATAAATCACTATAAGTTTGTGTTTTACCATTTACTTTTTCATCTGACTCTAACTCTAATAGTGTTTTATAAATTCTTTCAGGATGATTTTGTACTGTATTTAATATATCAAGTTTACCTGCTTGAGTAGTTCCTGCTTTAGTTAATGCTTGGTTTATAAAGTATTTTAAGTCATTTGCAGATAAATTAGAAATATATTTACCTGCTGCATCATTAAACTCTTTTAACTCTCCTTCTTTTCTAGCTTCTTGAGCACCTACTTCATAGTCTACACGTTTTTTTGCTGCTACTTGTGATCTCATATCTGCAAACTGATCATCTATATTTGCATATGTATAGTTTGGATCGTAATTATTTTTTGGATCTTTTTTATATTTATTATATTCTTTATCTCCTCTTTCATATTTATTTTTAATATAACCAAGATATTCTTCAGGATTTGTCATACTAGTTTTGTTCTTTTCAAAAGCAGATACTGGATCATCTGACAAAAATGTATTATCATCTAGCCAACTACTTTTAGTTGGTCCTGATAAACTATTAACTAACTCCTCTTGTACTTGAGCATATACATCATCAATAATTTTTTTAGTAGGTTCTGCAAACTTAGTTTTTAAACCAGTTTTAGTTCCTACTTTAGGAGAAAGTTCTGAAATAACTTGGTCTGTAGTTTTTCCTTCATTAACTGCTTTTTTAACTACACTTTGAGTTACCTCACTTGTATAGTTTTCCATAGCACCTTTCATAAGAGGTCCCATTTGTTCTTCAACTTGTTTACGATCTAATCCCCAAGTGTTTACAAACTGATCTGCTTGAAATCCATTTTTTAAAATTCTATTACGTACAATATCTAGTGGATATAAATCAGTAAATCCTCTATCATTTTTAATCACAAGATATTTATTTTTTAACTGATTTTCAAGAGATTCCATTAAAGGTTGTCCATCTTCACCTAATACGGGATTACCTTCTCCATCTATTACAGGAGTTTTACTATCTGTCACATGTGTTGGTAAAGATTGAAATGGTTTTATTTTATCTCCTTTTTTAGATTTATTAAAAGTTTCATAATATGTCTTGGCACTTTCATCATAGTCATTACTCCTTCTTTTACTGTCTTCTATTCTTGCTTCTTCTCGTCTAAGATTATAATCTTCTTGTTTTTTTTGTTTAGTATAATCTTCTTGAGCTATTTCTTCTTGATTAATAAGTTGAAAAGCTTCTTCAGTAATACATTGTCCTTTATATGGAATCTTACCTTCACCACATACTAAAGGCTCTCCTGTCTCAGTAAAAGGTGCATGATAATCTGGAATAAATTGTTCAGGTATTTTAATAGTTTTTTCTTCTCTTTGATTACCTGCATATGGAAGACCTAACTTTTTTTCTAAACTGTATCTATATGCATTTTCTGCAATTGGATTTCTTAAATAATTACGAGACTTGTATGTAAAGTCATGTTCAGGAATAGTTTCCCCTTGTGTCCAATTATTTATTTGACTAAATGTATTAGCTTCTTCTGGTGTTCTTGGTCTACTATAGTCTTGTGCACCTATGTCATAAGTAGGAACTTGTTCTACTGTAGGAAGATCTTGAGAATTAAAATTATATCCAAAATTATTTTGTACTCCTGTCATAGGTTCATTAACAACAGGTGCAGTTTTTTCAATATCCCGTGGATGTAATCTTGGATAAACAAAATTTCTTATATTATTACTTAGTTTTTTTAATCCACCACGTTGTGCCTTTGGTAATGATTGTGGAATACTTGTTATTCTATATTTTGCCATGACTAAATTATTTCAAATGTATAACCTAATTTTTCTAATTTTCTTTTAGTAGCTTCATCTATTTCATCTCCTAATTCATATTCCATTTCTCCACCTTTTTCCCATTGCTTAATAGTTTTAAAAGTTTTAGGATCTACTAGAAAATTGTTTTCAATATTAAACGGCTTACCTCCTATTAAACCAAGAGCTTCTACATTTTGTAATGGTTTAAAAAAAGTTTCTCCTAAATAATATTTAGCAGCATCACTTTGATTTATTATTCCTGAACTTCTTTTTTCCCATGGATGTAAATCCCAAACATCATTAGCTTGCCAATGCATACCTTCTGGTGTATCTTTCATATCCCATCTATAACCACCTCTAACACCATAAGTATCATTGTCATAAATTGAATGTATAAAGTCAGATTTAGGACTTGATTGAACATGATATGTTTGTTGCCATGGTTTATGATATTCAGTCTCTTTTTTTGTTAAAGGATGTTTTGATAAATCATAATGTTGTTTTGATAAATTAATTAATTGATCTTTTATATCATCATACTTTTGATCTTTAAGACCATGAAATATTATATCATTATTTCTTTCAGAGAAAAAATCTGGAGTATGCTCAATACCTAACATTTTATAAGTATTCTCACCTGTTTGTTCTAATGTATTATACTCTTGTTGTTGACCTAAACCAACAGCCCATGCATCTAATCTTCTTTGTCCAATATCTTCTAACGTTTTCATAAGAAGAGGGTCATATGCATCAAGAGCACCCATTTTATCTTTTGTAGAAAGTTTATTCCATGAAGCTTTAGATGTATTTAATTGAGTAAGTAACTGATCTAATAATTCATTTCTAGGTCCATATCTTAAACTCATACCAGTTCTAAATGGTCTATTAGAATTATTAACTGTATTATTATATAACTCTCCAGGCATTTCAGTAATTTTATCTTTGATATGATAACTAGCAGGATTAATTCCTTTATATGCAAGTAATCTCAATAAATCACCTTCATTATAATTAACAATATTTTTTATTATATTCTTACCTGCAACTTGTAAACCTGTTTGAGCTTTAACTAGTTCTCCTCCTTGTTCTGCTTTAACAATATTAGAATTTTGATTTGGTTTTTTTTCAACAAAATCATTAAATAATCTAAGTTTATCTTTTGTTTCATAAGGAAGCATTAAATCTATAAGTTGAGGTGCTATGTCAGAATCTCTAAAATTCATTGATTCTTGCAATTTTTTAAGATGTTCTTCTGTAAAGTTTTCATTAACAGGATCATACAACCCTTTGCTTTCTAAATATTTTCTTGCTACATCTACTCTTGCTTTTTGTTCATCAGGATTTTCTAGATAAGGTTTATTAGTTACCATTATATCTTCAATCAATTTATTAAATTGATCTTTTGGTGGTGTTTCATAAGGTTTAAACTTAATAGGATCTGCAAATATTTTATCTACACTACCCATTACTGAAGCATGTGATAATTCATGTGTTCTTGTCCATGGATTATCTGTATTTAAATATACACTATGTTTATCTTTATTAAAATCATTTAATATTTCATCAAATTGTTCAGAATAATATTTTTTTTCCTTTTTATTTAAAGATGTGTTATTGACAGAATCATAATATGGTTTAAATAATTCTGATTCTTTGGATAGTGGAGGGGAATAAAAACCTTTAGCTTTTAGTTCTTCAAATGAAATTTGATCTTTAGGTAACACACCAATATCATTAATCTTTACAGTTTCAATATTGTTTAATATTTGCTGTCTGTAAGCTTCAGCTTCTTCACCAACTTGGTCAATAGGTTTACCTACCATACGTGCATATCTCTCTTTAAAAAGAGGACTGTTAGCCATTCTTATTAAGTAATCTTTATCTGTATCTGTAACAGTTTGTTCTCCACCTTCTTGTGCTTTATCTAATTCAGGTACTGAAATATCTTCTATAATATAACCTCCTTTAGCATACTCTTGTATTTCTTCTGGACTAAGTTTTGCATTAATAAAACCTGGAGCAACATCTTTATAATGTTCTGCAAAATATCGTGCATCTTCATCTGAATCAAATCTCATTGCTTCTCTAGAAGAAGGATCATAGTCTCCTAATACTAACTGACCATTTTCATCTTGTATTTGTGGTACAGCATAGTTATCCATACTTGCCATATAATGAGTACCCGTATCACCATTATCAAACTGATATGGATTGTCTGGTAAATTAATCATTCTTTTAGCAGCAGGATTACCAAACTCATTAGCATATGCAAGTTTGGATTTCATCATTGCATTTGTATAGTCTTGCAAATGCTCAGGAAGAGGTATATTATATTCTCCTTCTTCATTATGTGAATCAATTACGGCTTGACCTTCAGGAGTATTTTCTCTCCAATCTCTATATGCATTAAGTTTATCTTGTAATGAATAATAGTCATTCATTGTCCAGTCAGTTGGGTTTCCTATTTGACCTTCTATACCTCTAATTTCTTGTTCCCATTTTTCTGGAGAAGAAGCTCCCCCATCTTGATAGTACTTTGCATGAGGATCATAAATCTTATTCTTTCTAGATGAAGGTTTTTCAAATAAATAATTCTCAGCAAAGAATTTATTAGTAGCATCAAGACTTCTTGAATATGATCTAGAGTTTTTATTTTTTGTTTTATGTACTCCTCCTTTTTTAAATGTAATAGGATTAGTTTGTGTTAAAATAAATGGTTTACCAAAGGCATCCATCAACTGAGTTTGTTTTTGTCTAAATTTATCAGACATATTCCATTTAGGATCATAGTTTTTAGGAAAAAATCCCCATGAATCTCTTGTAGTTAATTGAAATTCATTTTGAGCAGTTCTTTGTAAAAGCCCCATATGACCTGCTACATTATCTATTGGATTTACAGGACTATATTCAAAACTAAATAATGGGGGTGGTTTTGATGTGTCAGGTTGTATATCAAAAGGAATTGTTTCTTTACCATATGAATCAAATAGTTTATGAAAATTTTCTTTTGTTTCATCAGCATCATAATCTTGCCAAGTATATTTCAAAAAATTTTTAGATAAAGCATGATCACGTATTTTTATATTAGGGTAGTCATAGTCTGAGTGAGGATAAGATTTATTAAAACGATGATACATCAAGTCTCTTGCACTTAATGGTTCTTCATTTTGAACTTGAGAGTTCATTAAATAAGCTTTTAATGGTCCATACTCATTTATTAAAGCTTCTAGTCCAGCATCACTATCAAAATCATAATCAGTAGGTTCAAATCCAGTATCTATTCCTCTAAAATAATTTGCTATTAAATCTCTTTTACCAAAACCATACATATTTTTTGAAGCCGCTGTTGTATTACCATCTCCAAAATATTTTGCTTTATAATCTTTTTTAAATAAAGAATCTATTATATCTTGTTTACTTCTATATGGCATAGCATTTAATCTAGCAATTCTTTCACCTGCTAGTTTAACAGGATATGTAAGTAGATTATTTGAACGAGTACCTTGTTTTACTAAACTAGCAAGCCATCTATCACCAGGACCTCCTCCTTTTTTAAAAGATTGTTTTTCTAAATCTATAGGAATTTCTCTTATAACACTAGCTCCTGGAATCTTATGTAAACCAGTATTTTTTTGTACATTTTTTGTAACACCATTATTTGCTACTAACTGTAAATCATATACTATATTGTCTGTATCAATAGTATCAGTATCTATATTAATATATGGAAGATTTTTATATGGTGAATAAGTTCTATAACCATCTTTCTGTGGAGTCATTCCTCCATTTCTCATAAAGTCTTCAGGTTGTTCTAACTCTGGTTGTAATCTATAATTAGTAGTAATTTCAGTACCAGCAGGTAAATCTTTTGCAGCTACTAAGTATCTTTTATTTCCTTGAGATATATTTACTGCTGTAGGATTATTTTCTGAATGATTATGATTTTTACCTACTATTGGAGTAGCTTGATTATTAATATGTGCTAAACCAATTACGTCTCCTTTTCTAATTGGTTCATTAATAAATAAACCATTACCTTGTATATTAGATTTTTTTACACTTAGTTGTTTATCTACTGAAGATCCACCTTGTTTCATAGATGACATTTGTGTAGGATTATTTAAACCCACAACTACATCTTTCTTCTGAGTAGGAGCTTTTGCACTTCCTAACTTCTTAAGAGATTCTATAAGTACTTTTTTATTATACATTATCTAGGAGAATATTGATTCTTACTACTTGACATTTTGAATATGATATTAACATCATCACATTGATTTTTTCTCAAATTTATAAAATTTAAGTAATGTCTGAACTTTTTTCTTTGTAATTCTACTTTATCATAATTCATATTGTTGGGATTCAGCACTCTAGTAAAACCATCTGGTGAAGTAATCCATGTATTTTCAGAGGCATAACTTCCTAGTAGTACAGTTGTACCAGGAATAAGAGGACCAGTAGGTGGGTAATTAGAACCTATTGGGAATTCATCTCTGTCACGTGTTATGTCCCAGAATTGATTAAACCTGTATTTGTTTTCTTCTTTAGAGAAAAGTATATCATATGAAGAAAGGTCTGTACCTAGTCTCGGGAATTGTAATGAAAGATTTACATCATTCTTTGGATACAAATTAAGATTCAAATATCCAGAAACTTGTTCTGAATTATATACTATAGCTTGATCAAAATTATAATCTAGCACATGATGTTGATCAATACAACTATTTCCATTTCTTCTATAACATTCTAATATATACTCTATAGATTTAGTTGTCATTACTGATTGACCAGATACAACTGGAAACTCTAATTCAAAACCATATTGCTTACCATAATAGTTACAGAAGCCATCACAGATGTAGTTATGTTTCCAAAGAGTATTTCTCTTACTACTTACAAATATATCTTTAGTAGGAATAAGTAAATCAGGATGCCAGTCATGGAATGAAATCCAGTATTGATTCTTAGGGTCATAACTTATTGTCCATGATGCATCATCAAACAAATAAGAGTTACCTAATTCAAATCTTAAGTTTACATTATCATCTAGTATAAAGTCATCTCCTGTTCCATCTGGATTCAAAGGTCTGTAAGTAACACGTCCTTTAAATTCTTCTTTTAAATGAAAGTCTTTTTTAGCAAAATAAAGTATAGTACTTGAACTATCATATGTTGCTTGACATCCAATACCAGCTACAGGATTATCTTGCCATGGATAAGTTGGAAAGTCTTGTGTAAGTTTATATGGCATATATAAAATAAACCACCATTTTAAACCTGCTTGAGAAATTTCTTCTAAACCTTTTCCATAAGAAAATATTCTTCCTTGGTTTTGTGACATATAATATATTCCTACAGGAGTATTTATAATTGATAACCTATTCTGTGAAGATCCATATTCATATGAATTGTCTGCATTAATTACTGATTGTGTTGGTTGAGAAAATAATCCTCCATCACCAATAGTAATTTTTGTATTAAGATCTGTCTCAAGAGTATCAACCCCTTGATACATTAATGGACTTTCATTTTTAAATGTAATAAAGATACCTGATTTGTTAATTGCTTTAACTCCAGATATTTGACCTTTAAATTCTTTATAGTTGTTAACCAAATACATAAACCAACTATCCTTAATTGCCTCATCTTGTTGTGGTAAAGAATAAATAATTCTATCAGGATAATATGTATAACAAAGTTTAGCAACTTTAGGATCATAGTATCTACTTTGTAAGTTACCTTGTGAAAAATATTGATTATAAAGCTTAGATACACTTAATGAATAATCATAAAGATATTCACTAAGCATTCCCATTATATTTGGATTCATATTAAACATAGCCTGGTAATCAGTATATCTGTATGGATCATAATGTTTACCACCTTCTATTGGACTTTGTTGTCTAAAATCTATTAATACTTCAGACTCTACAAAGAAGTCTCTAATACCTGAATTTGCTAAATAAAAATAAGCATCTCTTACTGACCATAGACCAGCATATCTATCACCTATCCAACTACCTTCCTCTACATCAGTCTTATAGTTATAAAATCTAGATGATGTTACATAGTAATCCATGTTATAGAAAGCACCAGGAAATGCACCAGTACCTGGCATTGCAGGTGAACCAAAATTAAATACTTCTGATAAGAATGACGTATCATAATTAATACTATTTACTTTAAACCTAGCTAAAGGAATCATGCTGTGTAAATAGTAGTTATATTCAAAACCATCAGGTTGTCCATATAACCAATCATTAAACATCATCATATTATTTTTTTCTGTATACCTATTTATATAAGTATCACCTCCAAATAATATTGGTGTTCTTGTAATAGTACTAAAAGTATATAAAATATTGTTAGTAGGACATGTCCATTGAGTTACTGGTATGTTGTAATATTGTAACTGTTGCTCACATGGAGTTATTACAATTTCATTTTCACTACCAAGTTGTCCGTATTGATTTCTTACTCTTCCTTTTAAAGCTCCATAATGACTTGCAACTGGTAAACTAAAAGGAGTGTCTTTAGCATCTTCATTAAAATCAGGAAGATTATTATCAATAAATGCAGGGTCAGTACTGTTTTGTACAATAGTTCCAATTGTAACTAATGACTTATCTGCAAGTCCACTAGTAATTAAGTTTGGTCCAATAGTAACTCCATTAGGATATAGACCATTATAATAAGGTCCTGATTTAGTTCTTACTACAACAGCATCTGATCTCTTTAAATTATTAATTGCATAACTATGATAAACACCAAGATAATCTTGATACTTTGGAACTTCTTGAACATTGTCTCGTATATAGAAACCATCTTCCATTCTAAACCTACTTAAATTAGAAGTTGACAATTTAATCATGTTACTATAAAAACCATGACTAACTTGTTGTAATGCATATTGTCTGTATGGTGTAATTGCATAAAATACTTTTATTGCTAGATCTGCACCTTCAGCAAAATAATAAGCTAATTGATTAAGTGCACCAAGAGCTCTTGTTAATGGATCTAAGTATGTCCATTTAGGAAATTCAATTGTTCCATCTATTGTTATTGCAGATGTTACTCCTGGTATTGAAGCAGTAGTAACTGCTGCTGCTAAAGCTGTATCTGCAACACTCATTGATGTTGCTGGATATCCTCCAATAATTGCATACAAAGCATCAGCAAGAGGACTTGCTATAGGATTAGTAGAAGAATAGTATGTATTAAAAAATGTATTATATGTTGTAGCTGATGCTGCAAGAGGAGCAGCTGCTGCAATTTGTGCTGCTAATGCAGCATCAGATGGACCAGGTGTAGCAGCACTTGTAAATCCACCAGCAATAACTTTAGGTTGATTGATAGTTCTTTTACCAATCATAGATATAATAGCTTCAGCAACTCCAGAAACTATCATAGCAGCTACTATAGAGTTAGCTAATAGTTTAAATTTAGGATGTCCTGCAGGTTCTTGGAATGCCATATTAGCATAACCATTTAAAATACCATAAGACTTAAATTCTGTAGTAGAAAGATAAGGAGTTCTAAACATTGTATCCGGAGAATGGAATGTAAATATATCCGTAGGTATAGTTTGGTTATTTATAATTTTTACACTACCAGTTCCAGTTTCATTTAATATATAAGGATCATTAAAATTATAATTGTGATCAGTTGGTAGAGGTGAGTACCCTATAGGAAGAATAGTATTATATGGATAGTTTGCATATAGTCCTGTTCTGTTTTCAGTAACTGCTCCTCTTAATGCAAAAGTTCGAAAGTTATTTACCATTCCTTTTGCAATGATAGTTTTATTTCCTTCACGTGATCCACGTAGAATTTCATAACCTACAATACCAGGTATATCATTTCCATCTTGATCTTTTGGTAACATAATATTTTCAAATACTACACCCATTAATCTTATTCTAAAATCAGAACCAACTGTAGTTGTATTTGGATTAGGTCTAAAGTGTACTGCATCTGTTGATGCACTATTATTTATAAACCCTTCAGGAAACTTATGATGTCTAATTGGTTTACCACATAAATCAAATCGACCTGGAGTTTGTCCATTAGGAATTTGAGCAGCAGGACCTGTCCAACAGTAAGTACTTGAATTCCATAAATCTGGTCTATTATTTGGATATCTTTCTGTAGACTCCCAATAACCCATTTCTCCTATTGCAAGTAATATACCACCATCACTCATTACCCACTGACCACTTGCATTCAAAGTTGCATCTGGTAAAGTAGATGGATATGAAAGTTGAGTTGCTGTATTGTATACTTCAAATACTTTATCATCTGTTGCTAAAGTATTTTTTTCATTTAGATCTGCTGTTTCAAATAAAGTAGCTCCTCCTGGTATAGAGAAGTTTTTTGGTGCTCTTCCAGGAATATGATATGCAGAAGTTTTATCTCCAGTATTATATACCCATCTTATATAGAAAGTATAAACCTCATCTCTTAGATAATTGGTTTTATTACCTCCTTTCATATATGTATCTGCCTTATACTCAACACTTGCCCATCTTGTTCTAATCATATTAGCAAGTGGTTGGTAATTGAAATCAAATTTAGATCTAGGACCAACTCTTAATAAATATCCATTTACATCAGTAATCTGATCTGATGTTTCAAATACAGGTGTTGTTATTGGTATTTGTTCTAATGGAATTTTAATATTACTTATATTAATTTGATCAATAGCTATCCTTGATGTTTTTGTAGAATAAAATCCCATTTGTGTAGCAACTGTCTGTTGATTTGTTGCTTCTACTATTGCTAAAACAAACTCATCAAAGTTTTCTGAATCTGCAGTTACATCAAGTGTGAGTGATCCCTCTAAATCATTTACCGTATATATAAACTGAAAGTTACTTTGTGAAAACCAATCAGTAACTTTTTGTCCTTTAATAGTATATGCAATAACTGCAAAGTATGTACCATTTGCCATTGTACCACCAGACTGTCCTAATGTTAAATTAAGACATGGTGTCTCCATTAGTCTTGCTAATCTAATATGTTCACAGTCTAAGTAATTTATTTTAGTTATAAAATCACAATCATTAAGGGGAGTAGATAATTCAGTCCATGTTACTCCTGGCCATAAAAAAGTTGTGTCAACTCCATTAGAATAAAAGTTCATACTGGTAGTTCCACCACCAACCCAAGCATAATCTAAAGATGGCCAAGTTTTAGGATCACCTACATTTAAATATCTATCTGGATTAAATGCATCAGCAAAATATACTTGCCATGAACAATCTTCTTTTTCTCTAGATGAACCAGATATAAGATATCGTTTATCAAAATTTAAACATGCATCTTGTACTATCTCTCTATATCTACAAGAGTCTTCTTCATATAAACCAATCTCAGATGTAATTCTTGTTCCTGTAATAGAATGACCTGCAGTAAAAATTATCCATTTATCTGAATAAAGATATATAGCTCCAATAATATATTTATCAGTTACTGTTATGGGCATGCTTGCTCCAGTAGTACCACATAGAATATTTGATATTTCATTTGATAATGTACCTACGTCACCTTCAATAGTATTATTTACTACATTGATGGCATGTGTCCACATTCCTTCAGAAACAAATGATGGATCAGAATCTTTGTTTAACCCTTTTGTAAAAGAGTTACTTATGATTTTATTAGTATCTTGTAAACCTTTATCTTTTGCCATAACTAGATAACTCTATTATTGATATTTCTTCTGTTGTATGGAGTATTAGGTGAATGACTCATAAACATAGAATAGTATTTACCATACATTGCTCTTCTATTTGTCCACCACATATCTTCCATTTCTTTGAAGTTTGGTGTATTAACAAGACTAATTGCTTGATTTCTAGCTGGTCTTAGTTTTGCTTCAATCAGTTGAATTCTTTGAGATACATCTTCTCCATTTAAAAATAAATTCTCAAGTATTCTTGCTTTAAGTGCATACTCATAATATTCATTTAAAAGTTCATGATCAGGTACAAGTAAGTTACCATTATCATCAGACATATCTCCTTGATAATTTAAATATACTTTACCAGTTTCAAATGTTGTATTTAAAAAACCATATTTAATCCATCCTTGATCAGCTGTATTGTAATATAAATTAGGACAGTCACATTCAATTTCTTGACTTGTTTTCATCCTTAATGGTTTCAGTGCTTTGTATGAACGAGTTACACTTGAATTAACAACTTGAATCAATTCATACTTTTCTCCTTTACAGTTCATGAATACTCTTGGAGCAATACATGTATTACCTGTAGGATTCAATGGATCAAATGCAGTTGGTATTGGATCTACTATAGGGCAGTTAAGTTCACATGCAGCTGTATGATTACATGGATTTGAGTTACATGTTCTACAATTAACTGTTGCAGGTGCACAGGTGTCTACGGTAGCAGGGAACTCTCTATAAGGTACTTCTTGTATGTTTGTACCACCAGCTATTCCATCATACCCTACAATCTCTTTAAAATCCCCACAGATCATTCCAAAATTAAATGTATAGAAATCATCAGGTAACTTTACCTTATGATGTGTTACATCTAGTATAGCTTCTTTAGTTTGATTTAGTCTTAACCCAAGTTCATAATTAAGTTTCCTTGCCAACTTAATAAGTTGTTGAGGCTCAATCATATTCTCTAAAGCAAAAGTATGTAAATCAATAGTGACATCTTCCAGTAACTGGTCAAATGTACGGTACTTGAGTGTATAATTAAAGTCCATTATCTAAGTGCGTTTTGACTATCATCCGGTCCATCAGTTGGAACTTGCATAGCCATGGTTAATTCTTTTACTACAAATTGCTCTATTTCAGAAAATAAATATTCTGGAAACAATAGTGGATCATCTTGTCTAATAAGACATGGATCAGTATCACATGTTTCTATCTGGTCTTGAAAAATAGCTTCCATTCTAATTGCATCCCAATCAACATTAGGACAATAGATATAACCATTTAAATACCAGAAGTAAGGTCTTTTATTATATTTAAAAGTAGTAGATCTTGTAATTGATACCCAAGTACCAGGATCTGTACGAAACATTTCTATAGATCCATCTATAGAAGAAACAGTACGTATAACAGGACCCATTGCACCATCAAATATTGTAGGTAGTTTATCTTTAGATCTTTTAAAATAACATCCTGAAAATACTCCTACACATCCTGCCTCTACTTTATCTACATCAATCAATTCAATATAGGGGAGAACTTTAAAGATAGAACTTATCTTCATTAATCTAAATTGATTGTCTTCTCTTTTTAAAAGAGTTTGTCCATACTTTATTATTGCAAAGTATATTGTTCTATCAGTAAGAAACGGATCTTCCTTTACAGCTTTCAACGTATTCCTTACTCTTGATATAGCTTCTCCTATTGTTGTCATAAGTCAAATTCATTATAATTTTCTAAAGCTTTTTTATTTACTTTATTTAAATGATCTCTATAAATTACACTATTATAAACTTTATCCATCTTTGCCTTTGGTAGTACTTGTATATACATATTCCAATTTTCAGGATATGATTTAGCTACTGCTCTTTTAAATTCTCTACATGCAGTGAAACCCCAAAATTCTCTATTCTTCATTTTGTGTTTTGGTGCAAAGTTTGTAAAAAATATTTTAGCAAGTTTACCATCTGTATCCCAATTATTGTTAGTTACCGTGACTCCATATTTTTTTGATTTAGCAAAATCAATATTATTTTTTTTACTTCTCTGACATGTTCCAATAAATAACCAACCAATTTGTTCTGGCAATTGAACTCCATCTCTTGTATCAATTACTGTTTGATATAATACTTGATTAAATCTTTTAATGATCCTTCTCAATATTTTATCATCCATATCCTTATACTTAGGATGTGTTTTTTTAAAGTTATCAAAGAACACTTTGTTCAAAATAGTGTGTACTTCAGGTCTGTACCTAGAAGATGTTACATCTGGATTATTAAATTCTCTCATAATAATATACTAAAAATAAATGACATTTACAAATATACACATAAAACAAAACCCCCACAAGTGTGAGGGCTTTGCCGTTGTTGCTACAGAAACCAACAAACCTGCAACAAATTATCCTATTACAGTAACTGCATAAGTACCTAAAACTCCAGGAACTAATTCAGTAACTGTTATTTGATTTGCATTAGTCAATACATATGAATAGTCAATACCATGAACAAAGGTATTTGCTGGTGGAAATACTGCTTGTGAAACAGAAATAACTAAATTTAATGTAGCTAAACTATGTGTAATAACTTGATTACCACTTAATGGTGATGCTACATATTTATTTACATCTGAAACAACTGTTGCTGTTGAAACACTAGCAGCAGTCACGTGACCAAATGTATCAAATGTAAAAGCAATATCTTGAATAAATGTATTACCAGCATTATTACTAGTTAAATTAGCTACACTAGATGTATCCTCATGTGATATTGTAACTTCACTTGTAATTGGATCTACTGAAACGTCAATTCCAGGACCTTCTAAAATAGATGCTGCAATAGTCTCAGCAATGATAATACTAAAGTATGCATCTAATGCAGGTAAATCAAGTGATACTGTATATGTAGTAGTGTTAGCTAGTACACTTGATACTACATCAATATATTCTGATCCAACAACTACTGTGATTGGTGCTTCTACACTACATATATAATTTACAAGTTTAGTAATTACAGTATCAAGATAATCATATCTTGCAATTACAGTGTCTGTATTACACATAATATCAGTCCCTGTATAAACAATACATTGTGCATTGAATACTTCAGGACATGCAGGTGGACAAGGTGCCGTTACTACGTAACCATTTGTACATCCACAGTTTGGTGTTCCACAATTATTAGTTGCCATTTTTATTTATTTTAAGTTTATATATATACATAATTAGTCTACTCTTTGTACTGAAAAACGAACTACATCACCAACTACAGTATTGTATTTAAAGTTAGTTAAGTTAAGTGCTTTAACACAAAGTTGAGTTCCAGCTGCAAATAGATGTGTCATTGATCCATTGATTGATGCATGTTGTTGTATTACTACTGGTGTAAAATTATTAACACAATAAATATTACAACCTGTTGGACTTACTATACCTGTTATCCACATACCAGGTACTGCAGGATCATACCAACCGTTTCCTGTTGCTCTTGTAAAAGTTGCAAAAAATGCAATTGTATATCTACCTGTTACTGGTACAGTAAATACTCCTGTAGTTGCATCATAAGCAGCACCAAAATCATTATACTCAATAGTATTACATACTTGTATTTCACCATAACATATTATTCCTGCAACTAAAGAAGGTGCTACTTTATCTATAGTATCAGGTGGTGCAATATAAACAGATAGTCCTGGTTTTGCATTTGCAGATACTTCATATGTTGTTGTTGTACCTACTACAGTTGTTGCAACTGTAATTCCATCTCCAGCAGTAACAACAGATGTAGGTGGAGCAAAACTTGCAAATGCAGTATATGTATCACATACTACTAACCATAAATTTGTAATAGTATCTGCTACTGTTGTAGGGGAGTTTACCCAACTACCTAGATACTCAGTTCCAAATGGGACAGGAGGATTAGATAATGTTTCAGATGTAGCCGTTAGACATGCAGAAGATACTGCAGAAAATAATTCTGAAGGTAATCCTGTTGAATTTATTAATGAGCAATATCCAATAGTAGGATCATTTAGTAAAGTATCTAAAACAAGATCAATTGTAGCTGATACAGAACCAGACATGTATGAAGCCAAACAGTTAGTTTCAATACTAGGTAATGTAAATGATGGAGGAGTTGCATTTTCTAATACTGTAACTCTTATATCAAGACTATTAATCTGTATTTGTAAATTGTTTATTTGATCAATTAAAGCACAAACTTTTTCAGCAATCATATTGACATAATCTAATAACTGCATAGTAGTTTGATTACCTACTCTAAAACATTGAGCAATTGTAACTATACAATCTGGACATGTTCCTTGAGGTGCTCCTGGTGTTTCTACAGTACCCGTATCTTGTAACTCACAAATTTTTGTAATAAGCAATTGTATCAATGCTTGAAAATCTTTTGGTCCACATCCTGTAATATTAAGACATGCAAGATCATAATTATTTACATTAGTTTGATCTAGCAATGTACATAATTCTGTAGCTAAAGCTGCTACCACATCAGAAATTGTATCTCCATGGCATATATTAATGCAAGAAATATCAGGTCCCTGCCAAACTACACAGTTTGAGGAGATAGGACTACAGGGTCTATTGTCTAAATTTAAAGGCTTCATATTTTTCTTCTATTTATAATATACAAATTAAATTCCACAATTGCAAGTAGAATGTGTTTTTCCTGAGTTACATGGGCACGGACAAGCTGGACATATGTAATTAGGATCTTTCAATGCTTGCAAATCTATTAGTTCTTTTTTCATCAACCAATTATCATTTTCCTCAAGACAACAGTTTGTAATACCATATCTTTTTTCAAGAACAATCTTATATATTATATCTGCAAAATGACATGTAATATTATCATATTTTTCAGGACTACAGATAGGTGTATTATAACCTGGTCGTACAGTTCTATTATTTACAAATACTGGTTGAGGACATACTCCTTGTTGACAAATTCCAAAATATTCAATAATGTCTGTAGGCAATTTAACTGGTAAGAAAATCCACTGTAGTACACAGGTCTTAATAGTACTTTCACCTGGTTCAAGAGTAATTCTTACAAGATTATGGTAACAATCAAGATAGTTATATTTTTGTTGTGTTAGACTTGTATTTGTAAGTATACTACATTGACATACTGTATCTACATCACATGTTGCACAATCTTCAAAGTCAAGAGTAATGTTTATGGATCTTGGGTTTATAGGAAAATCAATTGACTCTACTTCCCAACAAGTATCACACCCTTCTATTTTAATTACGTTTCCTACATAAGCAGCAATATCTGTAAATGTATATATATCTTCAGCAAGACCTGCACAATCTGTTAGTTTCCAATATGGTCTAACACATTCTATACACGTATCAAATGTAAAGTCTACTACAATAGATTGAGGGTTTGGTGGAAGTACATCAAGTTGTTCTACTATGTAGCAACCACAATGGATTTTAATTACACTATCTAAGTATAAAGATAAATCATCTAATGTATAAATTACATCTTGTCCAATACAACTTGTAAGTTTATATGATGTATATCCAGTACAAGTTAAACAATCTATATAACTTGATGTTATAATTACATCTACTGGACAGTCACATATTTCTTCAGGATCAAGAAGCATTACTTCCCAACATCCTTCTCTACCTGCAACTTGCACAAATGTATTTGTACCATATAGATAAGGTAAAACTGAATCTGAGTTAGTATAGATTACTGATTCTGAATTTTCACAATTTACTAATTTATAACATTGTTGAGGACATCCTGTTATATCACAAAGACCTAGATCTATTATTACATAATCTACTGAACTTGCATTTACTACAGGATATACTTTTGAACAAATTTTTACATATGGGTGAGCATCAATTGCTGAAATTTCTTGAAGAACATTACTTGAATCTACATATAAAACTCCATTACTATTCTGTACATAATAACAGGTTGTTGGACAAGGATCAACAGGTACTTCAGTAATAACAACATCAATTGCACCAGTACATGTTTGATCATCAAGCAAAACAACATATACAGTTCCCGTATATGCAATACTATCTACACTAACAAATGTATTTACAACAATTTCAAAATCAGAATTTTGTGTTAAAAATGATTCAGTACCATCACAAGGAATTAATAGATAACATCTAACACATGGTATACATCTAAGATCTGTACATCTATCTATTGTTTCAATCACATATAAGGTACTAAAAAGAGGAGCTAAAGGATATGTAGGAGGAAGTTCAGAATTAATAAAAGATACAATATAACATCTACCTGTTAATAGTTCACCTCCTTCTCCTGGAAAAGGAATAAAACTAGTATATACACATACTGTATCATCTACTATAGGATATGCTTGACCTTGAAAAAATATTTCTGTACCTAAACAGCAATCTACAAATTTTATAACATTTGTTCTTTTTGGAAAACCTAGTGTTTCTATCATGTTTTTATAAACTTTTGTAAGTTTTTATATCTTCCTACATTACTTTGAAAATCTGAATATACAGTTCCTAGTTGAGAACCAGATTTGAGAGCTTGTTCATATTTGTAAATGCAACTCTTGCATACAAAATTTCCATTTGAAGCTTTCTTTTTTTGACACCCACATGTTAATTGGGTTCCGCAATTTTGACATGTACTCATTTTGTTGGTTTTTTATGATTAACAATTTTTACATTCAAACTTATTTAACAATTTAACTGCATAATTAAACAATGTCATACCTTCTTGGTTCTCATGACATGTTTCTACTTTTGCTTTTGCAGCTTGAAGATACATACTAATCAATTGAAGTTCTTTTAATCTTTGCTGAACTTTAACTGTTGGACTACAATCAGAAATAGATAAATTACAAAGTATTTTTTCATATGTATTTAATGCACATGTAATTCTTAAATGATTATACTGTACATATACTTGACTCTGTGGATCTACTATGTATTTAATTCCATAAATACCATCAGGTAAATTTACATAACTTGTTCCACAATTTTCAGTTTGAAGAGCAAAGTCACATGCTGTTAATGTTGGACTAGAATCAGGAACAAAAGTTAATTGTGCAGTATATTGAAATCCAGGAATTACTACTTCTAATCTTGGATTTAGTATCCCTACTAAAGGGGAATATACACTAGTATCAAAAATCTTAAGTACACAAGGATTTGTTACAGTTGGTATTTCCAAACTTAATACATGATTTGCCATATTAGATATAATAAAAAAAGGAGAGGAAAGATAATACTCTCACTCTCCTTTTATGAGTTAATAATTATTTATATTAAGGTAATACTGGTGGTACTGGGATAGCATCACCTGGGATTGGAACCAACGGTGTAGCACAAGGTACACCAGTAGGTGTATCTAATACAGAACACTGAGAACCACAAGCATCTAACCAATCTGCTAATAAAGAAAAGATTCCATCTGGATCTCCTACAGGTACAACAATCTCTAACAAGTATTGATCATTATCAAAAGTTCCTGTTGGGTTGTATAATCTTGGAACATTATGTTGCAAGTAAATTCTATCATACAATCCTAAACGTGATACACCAGCAGCATTAAGGATATCATATCCTTGAGTGATTTCTCTGATCCTGAAATCAGTAGAGAAATGATTTTGTCTGTAAGATTCTGACAAGATTACATCACGTACTACAGTTTCTCCAAGTCCATTTGCTTGTCTACCATAACATTCAACTCCAACACAAAGTGCTTGGAATTCACATGGTGCACCATTTAAATCTACTTCAGAAGCATATATTCTCAATGGTTCAACTTCATAGAAGTCAGTAACTTGGAATGTACAGTTGTTAAATTGAGTTTCATAGTAAGCTCCGTTAAGAACTAAACCACCACAATTTGTATCATATGGTCCAGCTGGAGATGAATAATTATCCCAAGTACCAACACCACCTAATGCAATTACATCAGCAGCAGGTGTTCCCGGAGGATACCATGCATCTAAGTTATTATCAATAACAACTGGATAAACAAATCCATTCATTAAAGGAGAAGCTAACAATTGATTTGCCCATGTAATATAAACTAATACTGGATCAGTTGCAATAGGAGCAATTGCTGGATCTTCTGGAGTATCTGGACAACATCCAGTATATGCTTCAAGAGTTAAGTAAGAGTTGTGATTTAATAATCTCAATGCAGGTGAACCTTTAACATCTATACGTAAATAGTATGTTTCACCACAAAGAAATTGTTTACAACAGTCACCTCCTGTTTCACCTGGGTTGCTGCTTGATGGAGGATTTGCATCTGTCCAAGGAGTTAAACCTACGTGAGTAATATATCTTTGTGCAACATTAGATGCAGCATAATATAATTTACTTACATATTTTGATCTAACAGTTTTTGATTTGTTAGACTCCAAGTAACCACCTGCAAATGGACCGATCTTGTCTTTTTGCATTAAAGATCCTCCACCTAGGATTAAATCACAACAAGCAATATCTTGTGGATCTGGATAAACTTGAAAATTAGTTGGATCAATAAAGGTAACTTGTCCAGCTGCCAACATGTTGGTAGTAGATGTACCTAATTGTACCCCGTTTAAATTAGAAACACCATTTGTAGCTACAAAGGTTTTCTTAAAGGCATGATTAAAATAACTCATTTTGTTTTTTTTTAATTAATAAATATACTATAATATAGTAAAAGTTTTTGAAATAACAAAATTATTTCAAGAAAATTGTTTATTTCTTTTAGTTATTACGTTCAGCACCTTCCTGGTTTCTTGAGAACTGATTACCAGACTCTATATCTCCAGCAATTATACTTACTGCCTCATCTATTATTAGTTCTACTATATCATCTTTGAATTCACATTGTACTTCTGTAGTAGAGATAACACCGGTGTAAGGATCTGAACAATCTTGAATCTGAATCTTTCTTGGTTGTCTATAGTATGTAAGATAAGACTCCTCAATGTCAAATTCATTATTTGTGTACATGTGTACAGTATTGTTTATTAATGTAGCAAATGTTTCTCCCCATTGAAAGTTAGGTTGTTTAGCTTTATCTCTCAAAAGTACATTAAGATTTCCTTCCTCTGCAAGATACACAGTCATTCTTCTTTTACTACAACAATCTTTGTTTGCATAAATGTCTACTCTTTTCCACTGTAGATAATTTTCAGGAATTACTCCTTCATAGTAATCATCTCTTTTTACTGCAGGAATAGGTTCTTGAATTAACAATTTTTGTAAATCATCTTTTCTTCTAGTGGATTGCTCATCACCTTCTTTAACAAGATTGATACCATGCAATTGTCTTCTAACCCATTCTACCTGAGCTTTATTAAAAGATTCAACAACTTGCCAGCAGGTTATATTATCATAATCCTGACTGTCAAGTTTGTTCAGTCTTTGCTTCATCTTTATGGTTATAGTACTATTTTGCATGTCTTATTTCTTTTTACGTGCATTCTTCTTTGCACCAGCAATTCTATCAGCAGCAGTTGCTTTGTTAAATGGAGGAGCTAATGCAGCAAACTTAGTTGCTTTAGTTGCACCACCTACTTTCATTTTAGTTTTTACAGGTCCACCTTTAGCTTTAACTCGTGTAGGAGGAATTGTATCAGAATAAAGATTAGTTTTACTTGTATTAAAAGTTGGACTAGATCTAACTCGTTCTATATTATCTTTTTTTAGCAATTCTGGAACAGGACTATATCCTCCTATTGTAGGCATTTTTCCTATACCCATTTTATTTGCTAGATTAATATCATTATTATAACGCTCATCTATTCTTTCAGTATCTTCTTCACTTAATGGACCTTGTGTTGTGTTAGTAACTATACCATTTTGAGCTTTTTTTAAAGATGACATAACAGTCTTTGTTCTAGTTTCAAAATTCTTTCTGAATGTAGTTATCGGATTTTCTTTAGTAGTCTTTTTCATTTTATCTTTTTTTAGCCATTGCTTTAAATGTTTTTGCCAAAGCTTTTCTCTTTGGTGTACATGTAGGTTTTGACATAGGAGTACAAAAACCTTTATGTTTTGGATTCACAGCATTTTGAATCCAGTCTTTATCTGTCTTCTTTTTAGTTGCCATGATTATCCACCATATAATGGTCTTTCACCACAACCACCACTTGCAAGTCTTGCTGTTCCTGGAGGACATCCATGTGATACTGGAGTACTACCACCTGCTGCATATTTAGTTGCAGGATTTACAATACTTCCTCCCATTTCAAATTTTTTAGGTTTTGCAACACCACCTTTTTTCATGGTATCTGTTCTTGCATTATATCCAGGCATACCAACTATGTCTTGTGTAATACCACCTTTTTTCATCTTCTTTGCTGCTCCTCCACAGCTCATGCATTTAGTTGCCATAATATATATTTTAAATTAACAGTTCCATTTTCTTAAAGACTTATTGATTCTAGAATCAGGATCATTAGCAGTCTTTGCACTTGTTAGTTTTTTCTTCATTCCACTCATCCTACTACAGAAACTTTTACGTCTACCTGCAGCAGCACTACCAGGTTTAAGTTTAGAAGGTTTTGTAGTTACAGCCATTTTTAATTTTGAAGATGGGTTAGCTGCTCTATAAGAAGCTACTCCTTTAGCATTTAATCCTCCGGTTTTATTCTTACCTTCTGATCTTGTCCAAGCTGGTGTCTTTGCCATTATCCTTTCTTTTTAACAGTTGATTTTTTAATAGGAAATCCATTTTTATCATAACCTGGTTTTCCTTTAAACTTTTGTCTATATCTATCTTGTTTTGCTTTGTCCATTAATGCAAATTGTTTATCCATTTCAGGTTTTGTGTTTGCGTTTAATCCTCTAAGCTTAGATTTATATTCTAAATCACCATAATAAAATGTACTATCTGCTGTAGATATACCTTTTTGAGCTTTTGGTAAAGCTTTTTTAACCATTGTTTTTTTCTTTACCATGACTATTTCTTTTTAGTTTTAACAATACCACCTTTTTTCTTTACTCCGGATTTTACTTCTTTTTTTATATTATTTAAAAAAGGTATTACATCCTTTTTTTTAATTATTTTTTTGGTTGTTGCTAAAGAATTAGTTGTTTTTAAAGTAAAATTTTTTTTACCGCCACTATAACCTGTAGTATCTATAGAGATTTGTGAATTTTTGCCGGTTCCATAAACAGTTCCTTCTGGACTTGCATAATAACTTGTACCAGATTTATTATTATTTATAAGTTCAGTATTTAACTTAACACATTTTAATTTGTTTGGATCCCAAGTTTGTCCTTTAGGACAAGTAGTTTTTTTAATTGCCATTATTTCTTAGTTTTTTTATGTGCACTATTTTTCATAATCTTACCATCTGGCATCATATGAGAGCCCTTAGGTACTTTAGGATTATTTTTATGCCATTTTTTTTCAGCAGCAACACCTTGTTTAACAGTCTTAGCTTTAGCAACTCTAGTTAAACTAATAGTATCATATGATCCTTTATCTTTAGTAGGATGATTTACCATGATATCACCAACTTTACCTTCACCTCTTTTAGTAGTTTTTTTATAAACCCTGTGTTTTTCACCACCTGTTGTTACTGTTGCCATAACTATTTACTAAAAGTACTTAACACATTCATTTGTTCTTGGGCAAGTTTTTTAACATCTGCCATCATTTTAGTATTCTTACGGATCTCATCTGCTCTCTTTAATGTACTTAGTGCAGATTCAACTTCCCATTTTCTCATTTCTGCTTTTGGTGTTGCAGATATAGAAACACCTACTGAAGCTTTTTTCACAGGTGTTTTTGTAGTAGTTGTTTTTTTAATTGCCATAACTATTTCTTTTTAGTAGTTGCTTTAATCTTCTTCTCTTGTTTTAGCATTGCTGCTGTAGGTTTTTTTCCAGAACCTTTAGCAGTACGGATGTTATTCCATAAAGAGTTTTCAACACCTAATTTATTTAATTTTTTTTTCATACAGTTATATTTTTCCAAGTTTTACCTCTATGTATATCTTTAATTGAATGATAACTTAATTTTAATAAATTTGATACTTCTTTAGGTTTATGACCTAGTGCTAATTCTTTTTTAATATTAATTACCTGTTCTTCATTTAGTTTTGCCATTTTATGTTCTGTTCCTGATTTCCAGTTTTTTGATAGTTTTTCTAAATGATGTTTTTTATAATCACTGTTTTGCCAATTAATTTTTTGCAGCAATGCTTTTTGTAATTTAACTTCTTCAGTTCTTTTTATTCCCAGATTACTACCAGCAATTTTTGCTATATTATATGTAGGTAAAAAAGTATCTAAATAAAATTGTTCTTTTACAAGTAAATATTGTGGATCACATTCTTCTAAAATTTCTAATTTAAAATTATTTTCTCCATATTTATTAACTGCACGTATCAGCTTTGTACAAGATTTTTTATTTACTCTAATATGATTAATATGAGTGTAATATCTTTTTACAAAGTTTTGAGTACTTCCAATATAAAAATCATCATTGAGGGTGTTACTTATTTTGTAAATAACACCCTGACGACTTTTATTAGTCATATACTTTAAAAACTGTTCTTCTGTTAAATTTAACATAACTTTTAGTTTTTATCCCAAAGACCTCTCTGGGACACACTACCGTCTTTTCTTTTTATCATCTGTTTTTTTTAACATGATGATGGTTTTGCTTTTTTAGGTGCAGTTGATTTTGCAGGTCTACCTTTAGGACTAGTTGTTGCCTTTAAGTTAGGATTAGTTCCTCCTGTTTTACCACTTGGTGTTTTATCTGCACCCATTATTTTTTTAGACTTTGTTTTAGTTACATTTGCTGCCTTCATTTTATTTTTATTTTAAGTGTTCCAATATTTTTCACAGGAAAGTATTAATTCCTTCAAGATATCCTCATTTAATGGGTTCTTCAAGTGTTCCAATACATCGGCTACATTTCTTCCAAGTAAACTATTTGACTTACCATGGTAAATATAACCATCCGGCTTACTTATAATATACTTAAAAAAACTGGAATCACGAACAATTGATTTAATTTTTAATGTTTCCATGTCCATATTAACTGCATCAATAAATGTTTTTGCAGCTCTTTCTTTGTTGGATTCAGCACCATCTCCAGAAATATATCTATCCATGTTTTCATAGATAAGATCTAATGGTGTTGATTTTCTATATTGTGTACTGTTTGTATCTACTACTTTAGCAATGTAGAATAACTTAGTACTGTTTTTATCAAATAATTTTTGAAGTTCAGAGTATGCTTTATTTCTAAGTTTTTTGTACTCAGTTCTAATCATTACTGTTTCTTCTTCTTTATCAAGATAGAATTTAGGTGGAACTGCTTTTGATCTTGCATCATCAAAACTTTTAGCAATCATTGCAAATCCTCCTGCTTCTATAGCATGAAGTTTAATTCTATCAAAAGGTTTTATTGGATCTAGATATACTGGATCATTACCACAAGCAATATCTATTTTATTCCAAAATTCTTTATTATTTGGTTGTAGTAATAATACTTTATTCCAAAAATCTTTATCTTCTGGATCAAGAACATTTGCTGCTAGTTCTTTCTCTAATTCAGATACTGAATATCTTATTTCTTTAATTCGTGCATCTTTTTCTTCTACACCCAATAATTTAATCTCAGGTGCAAATTCATTTAATCCTGTGATGTATCTAATTACACCATTATTTTCTAAACATGCAATTTGTTCAGTATGTGTTACTCCATCAAAAAGACTCATACCGTATTCCTCTAATCCTAGATTAGTAGCTTGTTTGTCAAAGTAAGGTCTTATGGCAATAGATGTTTTTTTAATACTACCTACTCCTACTTCTACCATTGTGAAATTTTCCATTTTGTTGTTGGTTTTTAATTATTGGTTTTTATTTATTTAAAAAAGGGAGGGTTGTCCCCTCCCATTTATGTTATATGTTAATCTTAGAATGAACCTCCAGTAACTGGGTTTCTCATAACAATTTTCAAAACTTTAGTTGGATCTTTAACCCAAATAGCTGGCATTGTTTGAGACATCATTACACGGTATCCATTGAATTGTCCAGAAGACTGGAATCCTTGAGTACGTCCCATGTAATCCATTGTTCCATTTTGGTACCACCATTTCAATTGATTATCCCAAGACAATTTCAATAAGAAGATATTGTCATTAGTATTATCAGTGATATCAAAGATAATGAATGAATAAGAAGATAATGGGAAACCATCAATGATTGGGTTCTCAATATCATTTGTATGAATGTTGTCAAATGCAGGATTCAATACAAATTTCACGTTAGCCAAGAATGGAATAACATAAGAAGTGTAAGCAAATCCAAAGTTCAAGTCCATACCTTTACCAGTGATTGCACCAATATCAGCAGCTTGAATTAAAAGACCTGAAGCAACAGCTTCTCTTTTAATTGCTTCATTTACCATTCTCATTCCACCCATACCTGTTTGAACTACTAGAGAACGTTTAGGATCTGGACCTTGGAATTCAACTTTACCATTGAAGAAGTTGTAGATCTCTCCACGGAATAAATCCAATGTGAAGTTATTTTTGTTGTAAACTCTTTTGAAAGAGTTATCCAATTGTCTCCAAAGACCGACAGATAATCTAATATCATCTGGACCATCTTGACGAACTCTACCCCCTTGTCCCCACATTAAGTAAGTCTCAATATCCGTTGCAACTTTTGTTAAGTGTGCAGCTTCCATTTGAGTTAAGAATGTTCTAGATAAGTCACCGTTATCAAATGCACGTTTAACTTTATCTTTACCCATTACTTTAACCATGTCATCTAAAGATGATACAGCAGGATCCATTTGTTTGTCAAAGTTTCTCCAGATTTCAGTTACAGGAACTGTACCATCTGCATTCATTCCACCTTTGATCATTAAGTCAGCAC